ATGATGAAAAAAAGTATTCTGGCGTTTCTGTTACTCACCAGTTCTGCAGCGGCGCTGGCTGCACCGCAGGTGATTACCGTCAGCCGTTTTGAAGTGGGTAAAGACAAATGGGCGTTTAATCGCGAAGAGGTGATGCTGACTTGCCGACCGGGTAATGCTTTGTATGTCATCAACCCAAGTACCCTCGTGCAGTATCCTTTAAACGATATCGCACAAAAGGAAGTTGCCAGTGGGAAGACTAAAGCCCAACCCATTTCGGTGATTCAGATTGATGATCCTAACAATCCCGGCGAAAAAATGAGTCTGGCACCGTTTATAGAACGAGCTGAAAAACTCTGTTAATTACCTAAAATAGCCTTTTGATTTCCAATAAAAAAACCGCCTCAGTTCTTTCACCAGAACGGGCGGTTTTTAACATTTCAGCTGATGACCACCACGCTTTTTATTGACCATTTTGCACGCAAACTGGAAAACCTGGCGTCGTCATCTATTCTTAAAGGGCAAGGCAACTAAGCCTGCATTAATGCCAACTTTTAGCGCACGGCTCTCTCCCAAGAGCCATTTCCCTGGACCGAATACAGGAATCGTATTCGGTCTTTTTTTAATTGTATTTAAAATCAATTAGTTGCAAACGTCTCCCCGAAATTCCCCGAAATTTACTCGAATTTCTGTATTCGGTCTTTTTTGGTTATATCACAACCAAAATACATTTAACAATCCATTTACGTTAAAATCAGAGCAGTAAGTACGTTTTTTCTCTCTCATCAAGATACATTTTTGTTGTCTTCTCCGATGTGTGGCCAAGTAGACGCTGAGCAAATTCTTCTCCACATGTTTCTTTGTACAATCGTCCAGCCAGACTTCTGATCTCGTGAAAAGTTGGTGGGTTTTCACTGAACTGGATACCTGTTAATTTTCTGGCTGCGACAAATTTTTTTGTCAGGCCGTCCGGGTGAATGCTGCCGTCAGGGCTGTTTTTTCTAATCCCGGCACTGATTAGATAATCTCCCCGGCTTACCAGGCGGCACCGTTCAACTACTGTACCAAGCCGTAGACCAGCGACAGGAAGGCTGAGTGACAGGGGGATAGCAATCATCATTCCTGTCTTAATTTGCCTGATGTGGAGACGATCATCATAAATATCACTGAACCGCATATTCGTTATGTCTTCGCGACGTTGTCCTGTTACAAGGGCTAAATCCATAGCTAATGGGAACCATGCCGGAAGTTGATCTGCTGCCTCCCTGATGCAGTTGTATGTCTTTAGTTTCAGCCGTTCTCTTGTAACTACTATTTTCGGTGCTCTTGTTGGCGTTACTGGATTTTGAGATATACGTCCTTCAACAATGGCCTCGCGGAACATATCAGATAACACAGAACGCATTGATCCTGCCATCGTGTTTTTCCCTCCTTCAATCCACAAATCAAGAAACTCGGCAATATGGCGAGTGGTTATTTCTGTCAGTAAAATCCCTCCTAATTTTTCTTTTATTGTCTCCAGTTGATTTACCCGAATTTTATAAGTATTTCTGGACACTTTTCTCCTTATAAGAATCGTTTTGTAACGTTCAATCCAGTCTGCCATAGTAAATGAGTCGAACCCTTTAAGTTTTTCAATTAAGGCAGCAGGAGAGTAGTTTTTGTATATATAATGATTTGCTTCAATTGCCTGCGCTACTGCATCTCTTCTTGAAATTTTACCTAGTGTAAATTCTTCTTTCGTGAGAGGGTTGCGCCAGTAATATGCTTTGTCTCTCCTTCGATATGTTAAATTTCTAGGCAAATTGGGATCGTATTTTTTCCGCTGCATGTTTTAACTTCTCCATTAACGGACTGTCTCTCCCTTGTCGCCCATTAGGCTGGTGGTGTGTTATATCGGTATCAACCTTATTTGGGTTGATATAGAAAGCCTCCGGAACCACCCTGTAACTCCTCCCGTGTAGTTCAGGTGCAGGATAAATGTTTCCATTCCTTGCCCATCGTCTCAGCGTTGATATTGATGGTGGGTTATCCGGATATCTGAGTCTTCCCCAGGTTTTGAGTGTCACAAGATTCATTGCCATACCTCTTACGATATGACCGCCAGTAAATATACAAAATACTGGCGGGTGTGGTTGATTTTTAATAATCAGCTATGAAGTTCTGATTTGGATATAATGCAACTCACGATGACAGAAGTTTCTCGCAATTAAAATTTATCAGTTTTACTTTCTGCTCTCTGGAAACGCCTGCTTCTTTTTTACCTGAGAGCATTTTTTCGCATTCTGATTTGGTTAATTTTGTTTTTGAGTACCTTGTCCAGTTAGTAGGAGTGCCACCTTCCTTTTCAATAGTGGCGGTAATTTTATACATGAACACCTCCATTATTATTTCCAGTGGTTCGTTTATTCCATCGTTCGAGTGCTTCTTTTTCACTTCCACCATAGCCGGTTCGGGATTCGCATCCGTTACACTTCGCGCGGTAATATCCTGAAATGGCTTTCACCGTTACTGATGGACAACCACAAAAAGGGCATGGTTTGACTTTTTCATACCGCATTGTCTTTTCTCTCATAAAATAAAATTTTGTGATGGCGGTGAGGCTACACCGCCAAAGTCAATATCAGGAGCCGATATATTCTGGTTTCATATCTGTCAGTGTCGTTTTATACGCCTCATATAATTCACCCAGATGTGGCCGGGCAGCATTCAGCGTATTTTCCAGAGCAGTAAATTTTTGTTCTGCTTCTGGATCACCTGAAGAAGGTAGGTCATTTATCATCTTCTCGATACGGGCAATAGCATTGAGACGGTGATGACGCTGAACCACTTTTCCTTTAAGTTCCGTATAGAGAGCGCCAAGTGTATTTTTATGATCTTCCACTTCCTGGCGAAGTGCTGTTGTTTCCCCGGTGCTTTGTGCCTGCTCAATACGTTCACGGAAAGCATCGATCCAGTTTTCCCCGGCATCCTGCTCAATAATTGTTGTTTCACGTTCCGCGCGGCAAGCGGAAGTGTTTTTATGTTCCTGAACCGGATTAATGATTTTTTCCTGTGGCTCGTCCAGTTCGTCCCTGGTGTACACTCCAAGAATCACTTCGGGGCAATAAAGGCGCGCCCAGCGTTTCAGCGCTAGATAGGCAAGCTGCTGGCGAGGATCGTCGGCCCATAGCGTTGAGTTACGTGTTCTGGCCTGCGCCAGAAGTAATTCCAGTACGCGTGGTTTACTTTCGCCGCGTAGTGTTGCCTGGACACGAACACCGATCCCGTTTTCATCGGCCAGCTTCCAGCCAGGTACACGATATTCTTTCCCTTTGTCGCTCTTCCTGATTTCAAATTTCCCGATAATTTTTTCCCACGGCCCGAACCAGTCATATTCAATACGCCCGGTTAGCGGCCCACGAGTACTGATTACGGCATTAACCAGTTGCGCTTCATATCCGAGCACACCATTCACAACGAAAGTTTTCTGAGCTACTGCGTAAGGGTTCATTTGCCACTGCATCGCCTGCATGGTGATGGCCATGCAGTCTGATGGATTTCCCCGGAGGTGTTCCGGTACAGTAGCCATGCCGGAAGCCATTACCTGGGAAAATGTCTGAATTGCAGCCAGGGACTGAGGGCTGAAAACCGCAACATTAGAGTTAATATTTTCTTGTTGAGTTAATTCGTTCATTGTGTCCTTCCTCAGATGCTCAGTGCTTCAAGACGACGAAGATCAAAGTCGTTTAATTCGTCGGTATAACTTTCGGTAATCGGTGCTGGCCAGTTGTTTGTCTCCAGGGCTTCGTTTATCTGGCGTAGCGTCCGGCGATATTCCTGTCGACCAAGTTCCAGGAGTTCCTGCGAGGCTTCCACGACTGCCACCCAGTGATAGCCAGCATCTTTGTTGACGAAGATCCAGAAAAATTTGTCCAGGTTTGCCACATCGCAATACATTGCGGCGCTGAGGTGATAATCACGCTCAATAATTTCACGGTGCAGGCGATCTTTAAGTCGTTCCTGTCGCACATAACCGAGGCTGACTGACTTCACGTCAGCGCAAATGCTTTCGTATGGCAGCCGGATTTCGATATCAGGACGGACCCTGATTTCCAGCCCGGTTTCTTCATCAAACCCGAAATAGCTGATTTCAGATTTGCGATCCGGGTGGTTGAGTAGCCTTGCTGCATCGGTATTGTTTTGCAGTGCCGCGTGAATATTTTTTGCCTGTTCATACATCTCAGGACTGATAAACGTTTTCCCGGCATTTTCTTCTTGCTGGCGTTTTTGCCAGTCCTCCAGTGTCACCAGTTCCGGGCGAATTTTCCGTGCGATTTCGGTTAATTGCTCTTTTGTGCCACTGATGTTGTAAGGCAAAGATTTAGCACGTTCTTTTTTTGCCAGTTCTGGGTCTACAGTTTCAATTTGATCCAGAAGCTGCTCCCGTGCTCCACTGGTTTTCAACAGAGGAGGGAGGCTTGCGTTGTATTCTTTAATACAGGCTTTCATTGCTGATGCTGTGTGTTTTTCCCCCTCAGGAATACGCCGAAATTCCACCGGAAGCGAACCGTAAAGGATGCCTGTTTCTTCGGCCCCGGCACTTACAGACAGTGGCTGTATAAGAGTGCTGTTGTAGCTTTCGATCCACTCTTTCATCTGCTCTGGTGTCATCAGTGCTGGCAGACTGGCATTGTGTTTTTTAATGATGGCGATCAGTTCGCTAGAAGTAGTAACCACATATTCAGGAACCGGTACCGGAATGGCATATTCATCAGCGAATTTATCCGTTTCCAGAACATAGCTGTGAATGATCCGCCCACGCAGCAGTGCATCACTTTCCTCGTTCGGAATAGTTCCGGCAATGTGCCGTCCGTGGTAATACATCAGGCTGATACGGGCATCCTTCAGCATCGTGCTGCTTATTCCGTTGGCGGAGTGATAAACCTCGTTCGGGAGGTTTTCATAGCGGCCAGGCTCGAAATATGACGGCCACATGATTTCAGTTGCTACAGGAGCTGACGCTTCACCAGTTTCATCACTGCAATCACGATGCGGATCGCTGCCAGCATTCTCATTGTGCGGATGTTCAGCGCCTTCCATTTCCACCGGATCTTTTTCCTTAGCTTCAACCTGATTCTCTTCATCGAATGTTTCCTGGTATGTTGCGTCGCCCGTCACCGCCCCACAGTCAGGGCAGTTATCTCCGCCAGTCTGACCGCAGGCATTGCAGACTATTTCCGGTTCCTGTTGCACTACTGCCTCAGGTTGTTTCACATCCGGGCTGGTTTTTTCCGTTTCTGGCTGGTTCTGGTACACAGAATCGCGAGTCTGGATCCCCTTAACCCATTTCGGATCGTTCGGGTCGCTAATTCCGTCAACAAATTCACCACGTGATGCAGCAAGCAATTTATCGGCATCGACAGGATTTTTTGATGGAATGTTTTTCCGGGCTTCATGGAGTTCTGCCCGCAGTTCCTGATATTTCGCATCAACAGAATTTACCTGTGACTGAGCATCCAGCGGCTGCGTGTCCTGATGATGTTCAGTTGCGTCCGGTTCCATTGTTTCAGCCTCTCCCTGTTCAACTGCCGTTGTTCCAGATGGTTGCGGTTTTTCTTCATCATCCTGTTTTCCTTCTTCTGTTACTCGCTGCGGCATCGGGGCAGAGGAGCGACCGCAGGCAATATCCACGATTTCCGGATCAGGGTTGGCATGATCGGTTTCAGTCAGTACTTTGTTCAGATATTCAGTGACGTGCGCGGGGATGACCTCGATCCCAATTGGTGCTTCTTTTACGGACGCAACCACGATGGCGCGGGAATAATCCAGCCCGCCAGGCATGGTGATGAATTTGTCGCGGAAAACAGAAAAGGGCGGTTTATTTTCAGCGATAATTTCCTCAATGCGTTTAGCGTGTGCCGGATGAAGGTTATAGATGTCCAGATCCATTGAACGGGCCAGTACGCCAGTGGCTACGTCGCGCGCCAGTGACGTCAGATCGTGTACGAAACCTTCGCCGCGATCGGTGAGGTTTCCGCCGCCAGCATTAGCACCGGAAGCCGTGCGAGTGATGTGTGAAACACGATTACCCTTCATCCACTCTTTTGTCAGCAGTCCTCGATCGGTGTAGTCAGCGTTCAGGTATGCTTCGAAAAAAGCAGTTATCAGTCCCAGGTTTGAATTACCAGGATTAGGGAAAACTTTGTCAGTGTCACGAACCAGTTTGTGGAGATCGCGAATTTCCAGCGGGTCGAGCAGGCTGGTTTTGTGGGAAACAGCCAGGGCAGTAACAGCCGGTAGTTCTTCAGCCCGAGCAATGTGTAATGCCTGGAGTCCGTCGCGTGAAACGTGCGTTACCGGTTTTTCGCTGCCGTGTTGAGCAAGCCAACGAATGGGCAGTTCCTGGCCAGAAATTGGGAGTAGCATATTCTCCTCAATCTCAGTCATGTCTTCGCCGTTGACGTTGGTATTGCCTTGATAGTGAGCGTTGTCTGGTGCTGCTCCCGGTTTTAGTTCCCATGTCATGGAGTCTTTGCTGAGTTGATAGCGTTCACTCCAGGTAAAATCGATCTCACCTTCAGCGGGCAGGTCATTAACGACAGGAAAATTCGTGGCAACAGCTTTAAAATAGCTGCTCAGTTTTTTACCTGACTTAACGATCAGGTAGTCCAGAGTGGCACAGGTCGATTCAAAATCGTCGCTTGCCCACAGGACGACGTCAGGTTCACCGGATGATTTTTTCGCTTTCCGTAACAGGAAGAGTGGTTTTGTGCTCATTGTTTTTTAACCTCAACTCAGATTAAAATTCGTTTTGTTCAGTGAATGATCTTGCCGGATACACACTGTTCATAGCCTGCGTATGGCGCAGGCTATTTCTTTCAGATTTCACCGCCTAATTTCATTGCAATCAGAGTTGCCAGAAATCCGGCTTTTTTTTCTGCGGGCAGATTCTTTCCGATGTGAACCAGGCACATTTTTGTGACACCTTCATCAAGTGTTTTTACGTTGCCTGATGGACCGTCGATATCAACCACAGTGAATGGGGTTTCTTTATTTTCTGTTTTAATCACGTAGCCAATACGCTTTCCTTCCAGATTAACCTCGTGAACAATGTCATCGGTAGTTACAACAGTGGCTTCATAATTGGTAATCATGTTTTTCTCCTTAATTAAGGTTGAGCGAATCCCTGCCATTGCTGGCATAAATTCAGTTTCGAATAGTCAGTTAATTAAAGTTCGTGTGCCATCTGGTCTTTTTCGGCACAACTTTCACTACAATATTTTTTCATTTCCGTCGTTGGGATAACTCCACGCATGAAATGAAGTGGTCTTTTAATACTTTTGCTTTCTTCAATTTCTTTATTGCAAAGGTGGTAAGCACATTTTATTTTCTTAGTCATCACCATGACTCCGCCTTTACAGGTAAACCATCACGACCGAGGAAGACTTTAATCATGCAGTCAGTAATGCATGTTTTTGTAGTCAGGTTACGAATATAAAGTTTTCGCTTTTTAATATTGTTTGCCGAGGCAATATATGTCCGGCCTTCATGAAGAATATAGTCACCAGGAGTCACACACTGACGTGGTATTTCATCAGTTCCGAAGTGATGTGCAATCATAATTATCTCCATTTTTACAAATGAACTTTGTTGATGCGGTGCCTAGTGCCTCCAGGTGACTGCAACCAGTTAACAATTACAGTCGGCTTTCCCACCCAAACCAATAAGGACTAACATGACTTTTAACTGTGCCGCGTGCGCTTAGCCGCATTCACCGCATCACAAAATTCACTTTAAAAAGGGCGGACATCAGTCGAACTTCAAGAAAAAACTGATGCCGCCAAGACTACACACAGCAGTGTTGTTATCCACAACCGGAGGCGCACTCCCACCATTTAAATTTAACAGACAAGACCGACTCTTTATGGATATCGGAAATGCGACTTCGTGTTGTGCCCGGTTTTATTTCACCACCTCCGGGCTTTGGTGGTTTCTGCTATACCCCTACAGCGAGAATATTGAATTAATCCAAATAATGGATTAGCAAGTATTTCTGGCAAGCCAGCGACGTGCGCCCGTTTCAGTTTTGAATGTCTTGCTTTTGGTATACGTCATGGCGGTGAACGTTCCATCCTGGTTGGGGAACACGCCGCACACCAGGGATTCGTTATTGCCGAGGTCGATTTTTTGCATTTTTCGCACCTCACATTTTGTTGTTGCGGATAGAGGCTTCTGCCTGCCAGAGATCCCAGTCGTTGCTGCGTAGAGCCTGTACAGCCTGGCTGTAAGTGATATCGCAACAATCCATCAAATACTGAACTACTTCGTAATGCACCATCTTATCTCTCCCCTTAACGCCGGGTGGCGGAACTAACTGCTGCACTGCAAAATTTGAATCCCGCCGTCATGTTCATACGCCTCGGGCTGGCTACTTAACCCCTTACCACTGCCTGGTAACTCGAAGTATTGCCCGGCGTTCTGTGGGGCGGGGTGGGTGGTATGCTGGAACTATAGGTAATGCCTAATTGATTGTCAATAGGCTATGCCTAATGTTTTGGGTGTAACCTAATAGGTGATGGCGACAGGAGAAAGTGATGGGGGGTTAAATAACGGAATCCAGGAGTTTTCCGTCAGACCATATAAGTTTAAGTTCCAGTTTTTGTGATGTTCTGGCTTTTCCGTTCAGATTCTAGAGCTTTCAGATACTTACCCACTTTCATTTCCATCGCTGCTATGTAGGCGCGAACATCGTGGTCAACCCAATCTGGTTCTGTAGCATTTCCAGATAACAGGAAAGCTACAATCGCTCTTATTTCATCAGAGGCTGCTTGATAAAGGTTGTTTATATCTAAAAGTTCACTTTTTGTATCTGAATTGGTGGGGGTTGGTATGGGGTATTCGTTAAGCCCCCAATGCTCTGGACCAACAACATCAGAAAAGAAACGCCATAATTCTGGAAGTTTATCTTTACTTATGGAGCCTTTCTTAATCCAGTCATAAATTGATGGTGGTTGGATTTTGAAGTGGCGTGCGACCTCCGCCTTTGATTTGACGGATCCCGATGCGATTTTTTTGTTAATGGCCTGCTCTATCGCTCGGCCTAAGTCTTTACCACTAAGCATTGCTTAATATTCTCCTATGCTCATTGCATTAGGCAATCCCTACCTTTATCGCATTAGGCATAGCCTATTGACATTTATGTTAGGCGTCGCCTAATATTTCTGTGTGTTTTTGGAGTTCATTCGATGAAAAAAGAGAACTATTCATTCAAGCAAGCTTGTGCTGTTGTCGGTGGGCAATCAGCAATGGCTAGGCTTTTAGGTGTATCACCTCCAAGCGTAAATCAATGGATCAAAGGGGTACGTCAATTGCCTGCCGAGAGATGTCCAGCAATTGAACGAGCAACAAGAGGTGAGGTTCTGTGCGAAGAGCTTCGTCCTGATATTGACTGGTCATATTTACGACGTTCGGCATGTTGTTCGCAGAATATGTCAGTGAAGCAACTAAATGACAGTAACAAATCCTCATTTGATCATACCTGAAACATCAAGAGGCAAATGATTCATGAAAATCAAGCATGAGCACATCGAATCAGTGTTGTTTGCCCTGGCAGCCGAAAAAGGGCAGGCATGGGTAGCCAATGCAATTACTGAAGAATATCTGCGCCAGGGGGGCGGCGAATTGCCCCTGGTTCCAGGCAAGGACTGGAACAATCAGCAGAATATCTATCACCGTTGGTTGAAAGGTGAAACGAAAACGCAAAGAGAAAAAATTCAGAAGCTGATCCCAGCAATTCTGGCAATCCTTCCGCGCGAGTTGCGTCACCGACTCTGCATCTTCGATACCCTGGAACGCCGTGCATTACTGGCGGCGCAGGAAGCGTTAAGTACGGCAATTGATGCGCATGATGATGCAGTCCAGGCCGTTTACCGGAAAGCGCATTTCAGCGGCGGTGGTTCGTCCGGCGATTCTGTTGTTGTTCATTAAGGTGATGTGGTGATGGAAAAATATGAACTGAAAAAATACCGACTTAAAACACTGGAAGGCGAAACATTGCTTCAGCGTATAGCCCGAAATGTTGCCTGGTATGCCATACGACTCTCTCTGCATCGCCATCTTGTTAACGGGTATCCCTCGTCAACGCTGTTGTTCATCAATATCAAAGATAAAGAAAAAGCCGCAGAACACATTCGGTGGATGGAACTGGCGCAGGGACAAGCTCTTGATATTGAGTATGGCGATGAGATCGACTACAGCAAAGCTCAACCGCTGCGCCACGTAATTTTTAGGGGGTGATTATGACATCTTTTCTTTTAGCTTTTGTAGGGCAACGATCAGTTCATCAATTTGGGTTGCATCCATTATCAACTCTAGTTTGTGATAAGCCCCGTAATTTAGCTCCTGTGTGTGGAATTCCTGGGCAAGTATTTTTACTCCTCCGCGATTGAGCATTCCTGAGGTGCTAAAAATTTTTGACTCGGTTCCAGTAATACTGTCCACCCAAAATTTTTGGGGGAATGGAGCAGACTTATCAAATGTAAAAGACATGTCGAACCTCCTTTGGTTCTGTTGATTGGGGAATCACAGATTATATCCGGAGGAAGGTTCGACACCAGATGAGGCAATTATGGTTAAGGCTAAAAATATGCCAAATCCCATGCCAAAAACTAAGGCAAACAATGAGCCTTATCGCAAGGTAAAAATAACGATATGGGATGATCCCAAATTTAGGGCGTTATCTCCTCTGCCTCCAAGTGGACAGAGTTTGTTTATTTATCTGCTGACCAGTCCATTTACCGGGATTATTCCTGGGTTGTTTAAAGCCGGGCGGGCAGCAATGGCTGAAGAGTTGGGGTGGGATATCGAAGCCTTTGACTTAGCCTTAGGCGAAGCCATGAATCTTGGCATGGTGAAAGCAGATATCAAAGCCAGAGTTTTTTGGCTCCCGAATGCTGCGAAACACAATCCGCCAAACTCGATAAATGTCATTAAATCCTGGGCAAAGGCATTCGCTTTAATTCCTGATTGTCCTCTCAAATGGGAGGCCAGGGAATCGCTGAGAGCCGCGTCCTATGGGGTTTCTGAGGCTTTGGGGATGGCATTCGATAAGGCAATCCCTTTGCCTGAGGATAAGCCTAAGGATAAGGCTAACGCTTTGTCATGCGGTATCCAGATAACAGATAACAGATATATAAACCCCACACATAACGCGCGCGTGCGCGAGAGTGCTCCGGCCAGTGAGGCAAATGGCGTGCCGTTGCAGACAGCGGAACCTGATTACCTGGAAGGCCTGAACGAACCCATCGGGAAATTTCCGATGACTGATGGCTGGCATCCGTCGCTGGATTTTCGACGGCGGGCAGCTCTGTGGGGAGTGGCTCTGCCGGAGCCGGAATTTACACCAGCTGAACTTGCCGCCTTCCGGGACTACTGGGCAGCGGAGGGGAAAGTTTTCACGCAGGTTCAGTGGGAGCAGAAATTCGCCCGTCACGTAAATCACGTCAGGGCGCAGGTTAAACCAGTCAGCAAGGGGGTGAACCATGCAGCAGCACCAGGTGGCACCGCATCACGGGCAGTTCAGGAAATTCGGGCAGCACGTGAGCAGTGGGAACGTGAAAACGGATTTATCAGCGACGGAAACGGCCTGGAAGTTGTGGGAACTCATGGGGGAGGTTTATTCGAACCGCTGGACCCAGAAGAACGGGGCCGCACCTTCGAAGCTCTGGATTGCACAGATTGGTGCGATGACTGAGCAGCAAATCCGACAGGTCTGCCGCCAGTGCATGGACCGCTGCCGGACGGGTGAAACATGGCCTCCGGACCTGGCTGAGTTTGTGGCGCTGATTTCGGAAAGCGGGGCCAATCCATTCGGTCTGACGGTGGATGCTGTGATGGAGGAGTACCGACGCTGGCGCAACGAGTCCTGGCGATACGACGGAAGCGATAAATACCCGTGGTCTCAGCCTGTGCTGTATCACATTTGCCTCGAGATGCGTTCAAAGGGGATTGAGCGCCAGATGACCGAAGGGGAGTTAAAACGACTTGCAGAACGGCAACTGGCGAAATGGGCAAAGCATGTTGGTGACGGCTTCAGCGTTCCGCCCGTACGGCGGCAACTGGCAGCACCAGAACGCCCGTCGGGGCCAACACCAATTGAGTTGCTGAAACAGGAATATGAACGCCGGAAAGCGGCTGGTTTTGTTTGAGTTGATAAGTAATTTTACCGGGAGCAAATTTTAATGGAGACTGTTTTTGACGCACTGAAAGCAATGGGAAAAGCCACGTCGGTAGAACTCGCTGCGCGACTTGATATCAGTCGTGAAGAGGTACTGAACGAGCTGTGGGAACTGAAAAAGGCTGGTTTCGTTGATAAAAGCGTATACACCTGGCGTGTGGCTGATAACAACGTTCAGCAGGAACAGCCAGAGCAGGCAGAACTGCCGGAAGAAACCACCACAGCAACAGTAGCGAAAATCTCAGAGTGCGATTTAACCGCGACGATTGAACAACGCGGACCACAAACGGCTGATGAGCTGGCTACATTGTTTGGTACCACATCACGCAAAGTGGCTTCAACGCTGGCAATGGCAATCAGCAAAGGTCGTCTGATTCGCGTAAATCAGGGCGGTAAATTTCGTTACTGCATACCGGGCGATAATTTACCAGCAGAGCCGAAAGCAGCATCGGTAGCGGAAACTGATGGTAAGGCTTTTCCTCAGCCCGCAGGTGTTGCGTTACCAGTACAGGAGGCTGCAACACAGGAAGAAATTAAAACAGATACTGTAGCGGACATTGTGCAGTCGTTGCCATCGTTTACCGAAACGCGGGCGGATGATTTGATTTTGCCATCGCTGCATCTGGCAAACCGCAAACTGCGTCGGGCGAAAAGCCATGTCCAGAAGTGGGAGCGTGTCTGCGCCGCGCTGCGGGAGTTGAACAAGCACCGGGATATTGTTCGCCAGATTACTGATTCTTCCCGCTGTGTTGTATCGGAAAAGTGATTGCCGGAGGCGCTTATGGCAAAAGTATTTACACAAGAAGAGCGGGAAAAAATTAAGGGGCAGGTTGTTGAACTCGTGCGCCAGAATGGGCGCGAGACGTTACGACAACTTGAAGCTAAGACAGGTGCGACAAGATATTTAATGAGCGTTCTCGCCAGAGAGCTGGTTGCCAGTGGCGATGTATATAACTCCGGCTACGGGCTATTTCCCTCTGAACAGGCTCGTAAGGACTGGCAAAACGCCCGCAAAAAACTATCGAGGGCAAAGGTGAAGAAACCTGCTGTAGTTGATCCGGACCTTATCTGGTCATTACCAGACGGAGAAATACGCCGCTATGACAGGCGTCTGAATATAATCTGTCGCGAGTGCCGGAAGAGCGAAGTCATGCAGCGTGTACTGGCGTTCTATCAGGGTAATTTTCAGGATGTGCTGTTGTGAGCCAAATTAACAATCAGGGAACTGCGTGAACTGAAAGAGAAATCATAATCCAAATCTGAATAATTAAATTTAGCACTGTAAATAAAATTTAATCCTTAACCGGAGGGGGGGCTGCACCCTCAAAATATTAGGAGGCGGCCCGAAAGGGCGGTAATGAAAAATGACTGAATTAACCAAAAAGCAATTAATCGAAGAAGCTAAATTAAAAATAGCGATTGAGAAATGCCACCCCAATTCAGGGATGGCATGGGTAGAGGGCGAATTATTCAAAATTGCTCTGGCATCTCTGGAAGCAGAGCCAGTTGGTGATTTTTATGAATACAAACCGGATGACTGGTATCAGCGTTCGACTGGAGATAAAGCGCCAAAATGGACGCCATCCTATGCCGTTTTTCCAGCGCCCGTAGTGCCGGAAGAAATGGATTTGCTTACATGCCATCTCGATGGTGTAACTGAAACATATGCTGAGGGATGGAACGCTTGCCGCGCTGCCCTGCTTCAGGGCAAAGGGGAGCCCGGGAAACAAGTTCGCGAATTGACAATGCTGGTTAAACAATTGGTTAGTCAACTTAAGAAAGCGAAACCGGGCTGCAAATTGCCGGATAAAGTGATGGACTACCTGGAGCGAAGCGGACTTATAAGCGTGGAGGATGTTTTACGATGACCTGGTCTGAAGCATTCACAACGGTAGGAATTGCGATGGCGGTGGCGCTGGTGGTGTATTCGATTTGCCGCTGGGGTTGATAATACTAAATAACCAGCCCTTATGGGGCTGGCTAATCATTTAGAACTGTTCATTGCCATCGAGGTTAGGTAGCATAATTTTTTCAATCAAGGCGAGAGCCTTTTTGTCCCGGTCAGCGAAGTATTTCGGGGCATATTGCGGCAACCAAATATTGTTAAAATGTTCTTTGAAATCTGCTAAATATTCATTTGGGTACAGCCTTGCAGGGTATACGCGACCATCGGGATATTCATGGTCATAGGTAGGGAATGTTTTGGGTTCTACGTTTCTATTATCTCTTAACCATTGTGAAAATACTCTTCCTTGTGAAATGTCAGGAACCATTTTTTCTGGGAGTGTGTACCCTGCTTGTTCAAGAGGTGCAACCAAGTTGAATGTCAGTTCATTAAGAATAGAAAAGTGCGTGTGAGGAATTCTACTACGATTAACCATGTACCGTTTTAAATGTACAGGCATTTCTGCTGTAGTTCTTTCCCCTGACATCCATTCACGAACCCATCTTGAAACCTGGACTGCAAATTTGGGCGATAGCCACTGCGCTAGATTAATAGCGATGTCAGGATGCACCCATGTCCCTTGGTTTTCAGGTCTTCCACCTTTAAATGATTGAATTAACTCCGATATGGGAATTCCCATATCGCGTGATAATTCGTCAAAAAACTCTTGAGTAGTTTTGAGTCTAGTGTAATCAGAGAGCAGTTTGCCCGCAGTTCTACACATTGATGTGGCGTTTATGTAACCATCTTTGGCACGTAAATGTATTATTTCGCCGTCAATTTCACGAGAAATCAAAGATAATTGAAAGGATGTCATTGAAAATTCCTCAAGTTGGAGAGTTCTGGAACATTAAGGCGAGGTGGCAGTAATGCACCATCTGTAATCTTTTGATACTGACGTAATCGGGCCTGATGTGCAACGCCTTGCAAGTATGTAACTCATTGAAAACGATCATTTTTATCTATTGACATCAAATGGCAAACTGTCATTGTGCGGCTATGGCAAGTGGCAAATGCTTATAAATCATATGGATATAAATAGTACAGAAAGAGTTGTTTTCTCTAGGATATGAGTATACGCCCAATGCTGATTGGTTGAATTTTGTTCTTGTTTTAAAGGGTAAGAGTTTAAAGTGTTGGCAGTGATGTATTGGATAGTTAGAATTGCTGTGGGTGCTTGAGGCTATCTGCCTCGGGCATGATCACCAAAGGTAGATAGAGAAAAGCCCCAGTTAACATTACGCGTCCTGCAAGACGTTTAACATTAATCTGAGGCCATATCTATGCGACACATAGAGATTAGCCTCTTACGGACCGAAAGGTCAAGGAGAAGCAGGCTATGAAGCAGCAAAAGGCGATGTTAATCGCCCTGATCGTCATCTGTTTAACCGTCATAGTGACGGCACTGGTAACGAGGAAAGACCTCTGTGAGGTACGAATCCGAACCGGGCAGACGGAGGTCGCTGTCTTCACAGCTTACGAACCTGAGGAGTAAGAGACCGGGCGAGGGAGAAATCCCTCGCCACCTCTGATGTATTATGCATCCTCAACGCACCCACACTTAACCAGCTTTGGCGGGTTTATTTTATCTGTAAATATTTTTATAAAAATAATGCCCACGCACAGCATAAAACAAAAAGTATTACAGATAAAAAAGGAGCGTAATGTGCAGATTTGTTGTTTTCCATATTTACTCACCTTAATATGATTAATCCTGATAGGGTTGTTATTTCAGTGGTTTTCAAATGAGATATTATGGTGATCTGGTAGATTTGCATAACATTAAAATTTAATTTGTTTAACCGCTTTTAATAATAAGCGTTGTTTTTATCCCAGCAATCTGTTGTTTGGTTTTTATTCCATCAATGTGGGGGCTTTACACTGGAGCCAGTTTATTTATACTTCATTCGTCAGCCTGAACAACTGGCATCTGCTGCACTGCGCCATCGAGAGATTGAGAAATGGCGCATATACAACTGGTCAAACAAACTTCTTCTGGTTTACTTCTCCCGGCGACGCCGGAGAGTTGCGATTTTCTGCATCAAATCAAAATAGGTGAGTGGATACACGCAGACTTTAAGCGTGTGCGTAACTACGCATTCCACAAGCGTTTTTTCAAACTCCTGCAACTGGGTTTCGATTACTGGACTCCGGTCGGTGGGGCGATCACGCCTCGCGAACGAAAACTGGTGTCCGGTTTCGTTGATTACCTGTGTGAATCAGTAGGCCGGGAACATACGCCAGCTCTGAGCGAAGCCGCAGAGCAATATCTGAATACAGTTGCGACACACAGAACCCGTGATACGGCATTGCTAAAGTCGTTTGAGGCTTTCCGCGAGTGGGTAACCATTCAGGCCGGATTTTACACCGAGCATATTTATCCGGACGGTAGTCGTGGGCGTCGGGCGAAATCCATCGCGTTTGCGAATATGGACGAAACCGAGTTTCAGCAGGTTTATAAATCTGTACTGAATGTGCTGTGGAACTGGATTCTGTTCCGTAAATTTTCCTCTCCGGAACAAGTCGAAAATGTGGCCGCGCAGCTACTGGAGTTTGCGTAATGGTGGATTTACGTAAAGCGGCGCGGGGCCAGATGTGCCAGGTCAGAATCCCTGGCTACTGCAATCACAATCCCGAAACTTCTGTGCTGGCGCATTACAGGTTGGCGGGAACGTGCGGAACGGCGATAAAGCCACACGATATGCAGGCAGCGATTGCCTGTAGCTCGTGCCACGATTTAATCGACGGGCGGGTAAAAACAAGCGATTACACCAAAGAAGAATTACGCCTGATGCATGCAGAAGGTGTTTTTCGCACGCAAGAAATCTGGAGAAAGGAAGGTTATTTATGATTTACCCAACAAATACAGGCAAAAGCGGGGAACACCTTCGTCTCACCACGCTGGAAAGTGTCTGGATTCAGGGAAAACTGCGCATGTGGGGGCGCTGGTCGTATATTGGCGGCGGTAAGACGGGGAATATGTTCAACCAGTTGTTGGCCTCTAAAAAGCTGACAAAAACGGCAATTAACGAGGCGCTCCGGAGGATGAAAAAAGCAGGTCTGAACAAGTCTGAACTTGAGGCTTTTTTGCGGGATATGATTAACGGTAAGCAAAAGAGCTGGCTGGCGCATTGTACTGATGCAGAGGCGTTATGTATTGATCGGGTCATAAGTGAGGTGCTGGCAGAGCATCCAGGATTGATTAGCGTCCTTCGTCAACGGTATGAGGGGCGGGGGATGACCAAACGCAAAATGGCTGAATTGCTAAATGATGCACACCCAGAGTGGTGTTTTAGCACATGCGAAAAGCGAATTGCTAATTGGTTGGCCGTTGCTGAGTATGCGCTATACATTCCTATGCGAGAATCATTCGCTCAAAAAACGGCTTGATTTTTTACGCATAAACCGCTTCAATTTTGCTAAGCTTCGCAAAGCTGTATCGCGAGGTGAACCAAGCGCATGAACTTTGATACAACCCGCCATTGAGCGGGTTTTTTATGTCCGAAAAACGGCAGAGAACATAAAACGTGCTGGTGGTTGCGAATACTGGTCTTTCGGCTTGTATTTTTGTAAATCGATATATACTTATCTTGTGACCAGTAATGTCAGGGCAATTGATATGAATGAAGCCTGTTCTGTTGTTTTTGTTCATTCCCCGTTTGTTGTGCTCTTTGAAGGAAAAGAGCTCTCTCTTGAAAGTGGTAGTGCACTTCTTGTCAGGGGGGGAGCTGGATCGTTATTGCCCTTTTCGGAATGTTTTCGGCGAATAAGTCTCAGTGAATCGACAATTAGCCGTTACCTGTTGTGTGGAGACGAAAAACAGGATGTAGTTTTAGTCCGGCAAATACCACGATATCTTTGCGTGAGTTTTCCGAAGGCAGAATTGATGGGCATCCTGATTGATTATCTTTGTGAGGAAAAGATTCATACGGACAATTTAGCGGAAATGCTTTCCTTTTCGTGTCTGGCGTTTTTCTCATCAGAGAAGATGTTTTCGTCGTTTCTGACCGCGTGTATTAGCAATATTAGTGACAGGCTTAGTGCATTGTTTCGTACGGACATTGCAGCAAACTGGACTCTGAGAGATGTGTCTTCGCGGTTATGTATCAGTGAAAGTTTGTTAAAAAAAAGACTGAAAGAAGAAGGCACCTGTTTCAGTGAGTTGTTGCTTACAGAGAGAATGAGAATGGCAGCAATGCTGTTGAATCAATCTCGTTGCGCCATCAACAGAATCGCTGCTCAGTGCGGCTATAATTTTACATCTTATTTTATCAGCGTATTCAGGAGTTATTTTGGTGTTACACCGGCAGGTTACAGGATGGCTGCATTCAATGAGATGAGTTTAAGTGTTACTCAAGAATAATTGAATTTTGCACTCATTGAAAACAGGCTCGCTGCGGCGGGCCTTTTTCATATCCGCGCCGCGCCCGGCGCACATCACATCAGATAACACCACACAAAAGGCATCTGCGGGTGCCTTTGACAGGGTGTTTTTACGGGCCGCTGGAGGCCCTTTTTTATTTGTGGGAGGAAAAAGCATGTCTGAACCCTTATCCGGTTCCGGTACGGCTGTGGCGCTCGGCGGGGCGACGGTATTCGGGCTGTTTACCGGAACGGATTTCGGGATTGTGTTTGGTGCGTTCGCCGGGGCGTTATTTGTGGCAACGATGCCGCAGGCGCTTTCAGCCTGGCGTGTGGCGGCGCATTTTCTGGTGTCGTTCATTATCGGCGTGCTGGGCGCAGAGGTTCTGGCATCCTGGCTGGTAAAGCATACAGGGTTTGACGGTGCGCCTGTCGACGCACTGTGTGCAGTGCTGGTGTCAGTGGTGTCGGTGAAGATTCTCTCGTTCATCCACCAGCAGGATATTGCATCACTGGTGTCCGGCCTGTTCTCCCGTCTGCGGGGTGGAGGAGGCGGCAATGTTAAGTAACCTTCCCGGATTGCTGAATGTAGCGTTATGCACGGTTATCGTGCTGACGCTCTTTTTTTATCGTCGCCGTGATTCCAGACATAAACCGCTGATGTCATGGCTGGCGTGGCTGCTGATGCTGCTGTATGCCTTTGCGCCCCTCAGCTATCTGTGTGGTCGCCCGTTAGCAACGGGCTGGCTGGAAGTGTTTTTTAACCTGCTGTTCTGCGTGCTGGTGATACGCGCACGCGGGAACGTCACAAAAATCTTTCCATTGTTGAGGTGAATATGTCGGGTAAATTCAGATTCAGCCGTCGCAGTGAAAAAAATCTGGAGGGCGTTAAACCACAGCTGGTTGCTGTCGTTCGCCGTGCGCTGGAGCTGACGGAGGTTGATTTCGGTATTACGGAAGGGCTGCGCACGAAAGAACGCCAGAAACAGCTGGTCGCGGAAGGGAAAAGCCAGACCATGAACAGCCGCCACCTGACCGGTGATGCGGTGGATGTTGTTGCCTGGGTTGGCAGCCAGGTGTCATGGGACTGGCCTCTGTACGAGAAAATCGCGCAGGCATTTAAGAAGGCTGCCGCAGAGCTGGGAACTGCCATCGAATGGGGCGGGGACTGGAAAACACTGAAAGACGGGCCTCACTTTCAGTTGAAACGCTGATAACCAGGTGTGTTATGAGCAGAAAACACTGGACACACAGAATGCCGCGAACGGCGGCGAAATGGGCACTGGTAGCGATACTGGTGCCTTTTTTCCTGGTGGGATGCGTTAGCCTGGATAAGGCGCGCCAGCTTTTCGATACGGCTTCTCAGGTCTGCGAAATTGTTGACGGTGTTCGGCAGTGTCTGCAGAACTTATCGCCTGTAAGAGCAGAATATTTTGCTGAAAAATGAAGGATGCGCCATCGTCTGGAAAGCACGAAATTCTGTGTTTGTGGCTACTCAATAAAATAAATTCTTTCTTTCGCTGCGAATACTCAAATGTTGATCAGCGCCCGGTGCGGCGGCGGGCTTCGATATCAGGAGACGATGATGGAAAAAACAAAAAACAAACCGATTGTAATTGGTGCTGATGCTGCTCCGTTTAAGTTTGAGTTGTCTCAACTGGTGGAGATGCGCATCAGTGATGAATGGGGGGAGGTTAAAGCCCGCGCGCAGTATGCGGATGGCGAAAACCAGTACTTGATCCACTACAAAGCAGCTGATGGTCGCGCCACGACGGAGTGGTTTGGTGAGTCAATGCTGGAAGCAACAGAAGATGATTGTCATCCTGGTTGTCCGGTATTTGCCGGTATGAAATTACCGGAAGGCGCAGTTGTTACTGAGTAACAGGCATTACAGCAGCCCTTCAGTGTGAGGGGCTGCGATAATGTCAAAGCTCGTTATCAGCACCCGCCGCGCACCCAGCGCACTGGCCGATAGCGGGCTTTTTTATTCATAAAGCGAGGCTGTATGAGCGAGAAATTGAAGATCGTCTATCGCCCGTTGCAAAAACTGTCTCCGTATGCGCACAACGCCAGGACACACAGCCCTGAGCAGGTGGCACAACTGGTAGAAAGCATTAAGCAATTCGGCTGGACCAATCCGGTGCTGATTGACGAAAAGGGCGAAATTATTGCTGGTCACGGTCGCGTGATGGCGGCTGAGGTGCTCAAAATGGATTCTGTTCCGGTCATTGTTCTGTCTGGCCTGACGGATGATCAGAAAAAGGCGTACCGCCTGGCAGATAATCGCCTGCCGCTCAACGCTGGCTGGGATGAAGAACTGTTACGGGTGGAACTGTCGGAGCTAATCAATGCTGATTTTGATATCTCCCTGACAGGATTCAGCCCAACAGAAATTGATGAACTGTTGATGGAAGTTTTGCCAGGTACCGGAAATGAGGAGGAGCAGTATACGACGAAAATTGATACGCCTGTTTATGAGCCGTCGGGCGATAAACCGGATATCAGTGAACTGTACGACGATACGAAAACTCAGGAGCTGATCAGCCGGATACGTTCGGCGTCCCTTGAGCCTGATATCGAAAAATTCCTCCTGTGCGCGGCAGAACGCCACACGGTGTTTAATTTCAGCAGAATTGCGGATTATTACGCTCACGCCCCCGCTGAAATTCAGCGCCTTTTTGAGGAGTCGGCGCTGGTGATCATTGATTATCAGCAGGCTATTGAAAATGGATTTGTCCGGATGACGCAGCGCATGGTGGAGATCATGCATGGCGGGGAGGAGGAATATGCGTGATGATTTTTGCGCCTTTATTCTGACTCACGGGCGACCGGACAAAGTTCTGACTTACCGGACGTTGCGTCGTGCTGGCTATACCGGGAAAATTTTTATCGTTGTTGATGATGAAGATAAGACACGGCATCAGTACATAGCTGAATTTGGTGAACAGGTGCTGGTGTTTTCCAAAGCCGATATAGCCAGTCGTTTTGACGAAGCCGATAATTTCGGTGATCGCCGCTCAATTTTTTACGCCCGTAATGCCTGTTTCGACCTGGCAAAACTGGTCGGGTGTAAATACTTCATTCAGCTCGATGATGATTATCACGAGTTTCAGTTTCGGGTGGATCGCAACTATGACCAGGCCTATTTCCCGATAAGAAAACTGGATGCGATCCTTTCTGAAATGCTGGCGTACTACGAATCAATACCTGCGCTTTCCATCGCTATGTCGCAGGGCGGGGATTTTCTTGGTGACAATGGCGGCCATGCTTCGTGGGTGAAACGCAAGGCAATGAACAGCTTTATCTGTTCGGTTGATCGACCGTTCTCATTCATGGGGCGCATTAACGAGGATGTGAATACGTACACGAATCTCGGTCGCTGTGGTGAATTGTTTATGACGATCGGTGCTGTCCAGTTAGGGCAGAAACAGACGCAGAAAAACAGCGGCGGAATGACCGAGCTGTATCTGGATTCCGGAACCTACGTTAAAAGTTTTTACTCCGTCATGTATGCGCCCTCGTGCGTAAAAATCTCACTGATGGGGGCCAGCCATAAACGCATTCACCATCAGGTCACCTGGAACAACGCTGCAGTAAAAATCCTTCACGAAAAATACAGGAAGAAGACACCCTGCATATCAATGGGGGTGACAAATGATTCCGTATTCGAAAGTCGAGTCTCTGGCAGCGTGCCGGATGACTGCACAACAAATCGCTGACGTTCTGGATGTTGATCTGAACCGACTGAAAGAAAATCGGGAAGCAATGACAGATTTTTACGCATCCATCCGTAAGGGCAGAGCGAAAGGTGAAGCCGAACTACGGGCGGCATTGTTTAAGCTTGCCAGAAAAGGGGATGCCTTTGCCCTGCGTGAACTACTCAGGGTGGATAAAAATCAGGACTAACTAATGAGCAGACCGGACTGGGGGGCGTTGCAGCAGGAATATATTGCTGAATACACCCGCTCCGGTGTATCTCCGGTGGCATGGTGTGAGGCAAGGGGACTGAATTACGCAACAGCCCGTCGTTACATCAAAAAACCTCCGAAAAATGCGCAGACAGAAATGCGCAAAACTGCGCAACAAAGTGCGCAGAAAAAATCTGCGCAGACTGCGCAAAAGCGGAACGGAAAATCTCAGAAAAAAAAGCCAGTATCCGATGCGTGCCTGAATGAGGGCGACGCGGAGGAATTTTCGTTCTGCCCCGATGAATTCGGCATTTCTGACCAGCAGGCTAAGTTTGCGATGCTTGTTGCTCAGGGGAAAAAGCCGACAGAGGCATACCGACTGGCTGGTTATGAGGGGCAAGGTGCGACAGCTAACAGCAACGCCAGCCGTATGCTTAGAAATGCCAGGGTTTATCGTGCTATCAGCTACTTCCGCAATCAGTATCAGAAACGCTATACCGCAGACCTGGATTTACTGGTGAGTCAGTTGATGGCTATTGTCCAGGCCGACCCCAATCAGTTGGCACAATTTCGCCGTGTTAACTGCCGTTATTGCTGGGGCGAGAATCATCTCTACCAGTGGCGTGATATTGCAGAATTCGATAAGGCAGCGGCACAGGCCTCCAGAGATGGCAAACCCGAGCCGGAATATGGAGGCCTCGGCTTTGTTGATAACGCCATACCCAATCCGGATTGTCCGAAGTGCTGCGGTGAGGGAACGGGACAGCTTTATATGGCTGATACCACTCTGCTTGATGGGGATGCGCGACAATTATATGCAGGGGCAAAGCTCGGGAAATTTGGTGTTGAGATCCTGCTGGAGGATAAGGCTGCCGCCCGGCGCGAACTTATCAAGCTGATAATGGCGACGAAAGGAAGTTCTGCTGGTGGTGCAACTGACAGTCGCAATGATCTGGAGCTTGAAGGACTGAGGCTTCGCAACGAAAAGCTGCGCACTGAGATTGAAAACCTCAAAAAAGGCGTGGGTGGTGAGAATAACGAAATAATTATCCACAACTCTCTGCCGATGCCGGGAGTGGATAATGTCGATTGAAATCTACCTCCCAAAACCTCATGAGGGGCAAATAGCTGCATGGACGGCGGCAATAGAGGAACGCTTCCACGCGGTATGCTGTGGTCGTCGCTGGGGTAAAACGGTGATGCTGGTAAACATCGCTACCAGTTTCGCTACGCGGAAATTTGCCGTTCCTACCACCGGGCAACTTATCGCGGGTAGGGTGGGGATTTTTACCGCACAATACCGCCAGTACCAGGAAATCTGGGATGAAATTAGCGCCGTTCTGCAACCGCTGATCCTCAGCCAGTCAAAAAATGAAAAGCGCATTATTCTCCGTAATGGGGGGCGCATCGACTTTTGGGTAACGGACAATAACAAACTGGCCGGGCGTGGGCGTAAATATCACGCTGTGCTGATTGATGAGGCCGCATTCACTAAATCGCCGGAAATGCTCGAGGAAATCTGGCCCCGCGCTATACGCCCGACGCTTGTTGATTACCGTGGCTGTGCGTGGGTATTTTCCACACCAAACGGTATCGACGAGAGCAATTTTTTCTACGCGATATGCCACGATGAATCCCTGGGATTTGTCATGCACCATGCGCCAACTTCATCGAATCCGTATATTCCGAAAGAAGAACTGGAGGAAACGGAGAAGAAATCCGATCCGCGTGTCTGGCAGCAGGAATATCTTGCCGAGTTCGTGGACTGGTCCAAAGACGCGTTACTCGATGTCGATAAGCTGCTGGTGGACGGTCAGCCGATTGAGATGCCGCCGTACTGCGACATGATTTTCGCAGTGATGGATACGGCGCTGAAAGGCGGGACCGAAAATGATGGTACTGGCGTGTTGTATTTCGCTTATGAGTCAACGTATTCGGACGAGCCAAAACTGACGATTATTGACTGGGATGTGACGCAAATTAAAGCGTCATTGCTTCCTGAATATATCCCCGGCGTTTATGAAAACCTCGAGCGCCTCGCGAAATTATGCCGTCCGCGTCTGGGCTGCCAGGGAATTTTTATGGAAGACGCCGCGATGGGGGCAATCCTCAACCAGAAGGCGGAAACCGAAGGCTGGGATATGACGCCGATTAAATCGGCACTAACCAGCAAAGGTAAAGAAGAACGGGCGGTGATGGCATCCAGCTACCACTATCAGGGGATGTGCAAAATCGTCCGGGAGGCTTACGACAAGACCGTTTCATTCAAACGTACCACCGCAAACCACCTCATTAAACAAATCGCCGGGTTCCACCTGGCAGACAAAGACGCGCATAAACGTGCTGATGACCTTTTCGATTGTTATACCTATGGATTGATTATCGCGCACGGTAATTACGCGGCGTTGTAAAAAATCAGGATATTTTTGATGGCAGAGATCGAGATTACTGGCGGCCTCGGTTCAGCACTGATGCATATTCTTGAGGCTGAAGAAATTCAGCCGGGAACCGACATTGGCTATGAATTGTGTAAGCAGCTGTGGCAATTCCATCCTCTGGGCGGAAAACTTGTCGAAAAACCCATACTGATGGCGATGTGTAAGCCGCGCCAGTATAACGTGGAGACAGACCCTGACGAGAGGGTTGTGAGGCGTTTTCAGGAGGTATGGGAACGCATGAAGGTCAACGAGAAGATTAAAAATCTGTTTTTTCTGTCTCGTTGCTACGGTGCTGCAGCGATCGGCGTGGGCACCGACAGCGTTCCATGTCGTGAACCGCTTCCGACGTTCGGACTGACAGAAGATGACGTGTATATCAACGCGTGGGACCCGTTGAACGCTTCCGGTTCGATGGTGACTGACCAGAACCCCAACAGCCCGTTTTTCCAGGAAGCCAATAAAAAACTGAAGATTGGTGGGAAAGACTGGCATCCGTCACGCACACTGAAAATCTTCAACGGCACACCGATTTATCTGGAGTTTCAGAGTTCATCGTTCGGATTCACCGGACGTAGTGTGTTTCAGCGCGTTCTTTATTCCCTGAAATCCTATATCAACACGATGGAGGCGAATGATCTCGTCAGCCAGAAGGCGGGCGTACTGGTAGCTAAAGTTGTGCAGTACGGTTCGAAACTTGACGGGATCATGGCTGCCGCCACGGGACGAAAAAGGGAAAACGTCAAAGAGGCAAAAAATAAAGGTGTGCTTAGTATCGGGAAGGATGAGGACGTTACCTCGCTAAATCTACAAAACATCGATGGTGCGCTAAACGCTGCACGCGACAATATTATTTCCGATATTGCGTCAGGGAGTGACGTTCCGGCGATCCTCATCAAAGAGGAAGCCTTTTCGAATGGTTTCGGTGAGGGGACCGAAGATTCGAAAGCCATCAGCCAGTATATCGATGGTGTACGCCAGCAGATTGAACCCGTGATGGATTATTTCGAACGCCTGGTGCAGTACATCGCCTGGAACGAGGAATTTTATCAGTCGCTGAAAAATGATTACCCGGACATCATAACTGATGACTATAAAACCACGTTTTACCAGTGGCGACGTGAATTTACCGCGACATGGCAGGAGCTGGTGGAGGAGTCGCCGGACAAACGCCGGGAAAGCGACAGTAAAGTGATTCAACAGGCGATAGCACTTTTCTCTGCCGTGTCGCCACAGGTTGATCCTGAAAACCGTGCCGCCGTCACTGAATGGCTGGCAAGCCTTGTTAATGCCACGCAAACCTATGGCGAAGCTCCACTCATCATTGATGTGGACGCGCTGGTGAATTATGAACCACCGAAGCAGGAGACGCCTGATGGCAATTTCCAGCCGGGCGGTGAGGAAGAAGAAACGGATCAGGACGCTATATGAGGTTCTGACGGATGCCGTTAACTACTACGTAAATCACGGGTGGGATAGCGAAAAATCATTGCTCGAATGGTGCCGGAAACTCCGTGTAGCCGCTCAGCGAGAAACCCCTGATGATACCGTAGCCAGAAAACACCTCACCGCTATCTACAGCCGTCTTGTCATCGACGGCGGGGCATTACGGGATCAGCCTCCTGACGGCCCTAAAAAAATCACTGTTGAAAAACTGAAACCTGAGTTTCGCAAGGAACTAGACAGGCGAATTTTCGCCAGTGCCAACCTGATAAAACTCAACCGCGAACAGGCTATCGAGAAAACCATACAGCGTTTTCAGGGATGGGTTACGTCCATTCCGCCTGACGGGGTGAGCGAAATTGATCGCCGGGAAGTGAAGTCCGGTTTTCAGAAGTCCGTGAAGGATATGGATTTTATCAGTCGCCGGGTGGCAATTGACCAGGGACATAAGCTGGCGAGCAACGTTAAGTATCTGCTGGCTGTTCAGAGTGGTGCGATTGCTCTGCGCTGGCATTCTAACTGGCGGCGTCCGGGCTACAAATACCGACAGGACCACAAAGAGCGCGACGAGAAAATTTATCTCCTCCGCGATTCGTGGGCGCTGGAGCAGGGGCTTATTAAGCCCGTATATGGTTTTTATGACGAAATCACTGCTGCCGGGGAGGAGGTTTATTGCAGTTGCGATGCTCTGCCGATCTACGCCCCTCAGAAACTACCCGACGAATTTTTAACGGAGAAGGGCAAACGTGAGTTTAACCGAGCTTGAAGTGGCAGAACGCATCAGGGACGGAACCGTACCGTCTCCGGTGAAATTCTCCAACATGTGGCTGGTGAATTTGCGCATAACCGGAACCGGGCTTGCCTATCGCGCCGGGCTGAAAGAGCACGTCTGGCGTGATCCAAAGCTCTATCTGAACGAGGAGTTTTTAAGGCGATGCAATGGCCTTCCGGTTATCGCAAACCATCCTGACGACGCAGTTCTGACGGAGGAGGATTTTAAATCGCGGATCGTTGGTAGCGTCATGCTGCCGTATATCCGGGGTGATGAGGTATGGGCGGTGTGCCGCGTTTACCTCCAGAGCATTGTTGAAGAAATCACTGAGGGGGATGTTTCGACAAGCCCGTCGGTGGTGTTCAACAGCACATCAGGAAATGTGGAAGTACAGGAAGGTGACACCAATTTTTTAATCGAAGGCGTTCCTTTCCTTGTTGATCACATCGCCCTGGTGACGAAAGACCACGGCTCGTTGGGCGTGTGGGATAAAGACCGGATCCCCGCAGGGGTTGAAGTGACAAATACAGGTGAAATTGAGATGGAAAAAGAAGAACTCCAGGCCCTGTTACAGGGGGTGGTGAATGATGCCCTGAGCGGCATTAATCAGAAAATCGATGGAGTCGTCACGCGCATGGACTCACTGGAACAGCGGGACAAAGCGCGGGCGGATGCTGAAGAGCTGGCGAAAAAAGAGGCCGAAGAAAAGGCCAAAGCCGATGAAGCAGCAGAGGAACAGCGTAAAGCTGATGAAGCTGCGGCAAAGGAGGCGGAAGAAAAAGCCAAAGCTGATGAGGCGGCAGCCAAAGACGCTGAGGAGAAAGCAAAGGCTGATTCCGAAGCGGAAGAACAGCGTAAGGCTGACGAGGAGGCAGAAAAAGAACGCAATGACTCTGCCCTGGCAGAAGCGCAGGCAAAAGCCGACTCCGCATTCAGTGCCTGCGGTAAAAACGCGCCAGCACCGTTTTCTGGTGAAAATGCGCTGGACTACCGCAAGCGTGCGCTAATCGCTATGCAGAAACACTCTCCGGCACATAAGGACGTCAATATTCGCGCGATTGCGGATTCTGCAACGCTGGCTGTGCTTGAGGACGCAATTTTCAGTGCCGCCCGTCAGTCCATCGAAAAAGAAATGATGAGTAGGCAGGGGCAACTGCATAAACGTATCCGCAACGATGAAGCCGGGCGTCGCATTACTGAATATCAGGGCGATCCGAACGTCTGGCTGAGTGCTTTCAAAATTCCGGGGCGTCGTCTGGCAAAAATTAACACTCAAGGGAGCCTGAACAATGGCTGATATTAATTTTCATCCGTTTAAAAACCGTGGAGCATTTGGTGGCCTTTTTAACGTCGAATCCCGTGGGCTGATGCAGGGGGATGCGCAGGATGATCCGGCAATTCGTCTGCAACTTTGCTCCGGTCGACTGGACAGCAAAATCACTGAACCGGTATGGGGTGGCGTTGGCATTATGGAGTGCATTGCTCCCGCGAAAGACAGCGTTAACGGCGCGGTAATTAAGCAGGCTACACAAAACGCATGTAACGCCTTTACGGTCTTTAATCAGGCATTTCATGGCATTACCACGCCGGATAATCCGGTGCCGTTATATCTTGCGGGTGGCTTTGTTCACTATTACCGCGTTGGCTCAGGTGCCCGCATTCCTCTCCCTGTCAGTGCAGAAGTTGTTGCGCTGGCTGATGGCAATAACACCGTTGCTGCCAGTGGTTTTGTGTGGGATCTGACGAAAAACATGGTTGATGTTTATTCGGGATCACCCGGCGCTAATCCGAAAGTGGATATTAAGCTGCTGATGGTTTCAGTTGACGGAAACCTGACGGTGAAAAAAGAGGATGGCGGTAACGTTGTCTGGGAAATCGGCAAACCGTGCGGCCTGTTTTTAATTTAAGGGGATATTAATTAATGAGCGCATTTACTCCTGCGACTACTATTGTGTCGCCGTCAATGGTGCTGCCGGAAATGATCGTGCAACAGAGCATGGCTTCCGGGGCGTTTGAAGTCCTGGCTGGTGGTGCTCCAGCGGTAAAAATCAGTTCCAGTGATTTGATGGTCTATCAGAAATATCTGCGCATGACCTCGCAGGCGCAGGTCAGCCAGTCTCTGCCGGGTCAGTTACCGTCTTCCAGTATCTCTGGCGGCTATGACGGAATGATGACTTACCGAATTTCTTCCCGCTCGCAATACAGCTATCTCGATACTGATGCAGCAGATCGCTGGGGCTATTCTCTGATTGAAGGCCTGCGCCTGGCTAACCGTCAGGGACACGCTCAAATGTTGCGTAATATGCTGCTGTATGGCGTGAATGCAGCTAATAACGAGGGGATCACCAACTCACCGAACGCAGTGACGCTGAATCTGGGCAACGACAGCAAAGGTAACGATTCGTACACCACCTGGGATTCCGGCGAGATGGCTAAATTTATGCTTGGCCTGATTGCTGACCAGAAAACCCGCATGTTGCTGCTGGGGCAGCCATTAACGACTGTTATTCTGAGCCCACAGCGATTCATGAAGGCGCTGGAGTGGACAGGAATTGTTGAGCTGACCAGTTACCAGCGTCCTGGTGGTGGTACCGGAACGGTGGGAACGATGGTTAAAGACGTCGCCGATAAGGCGACAGGCGACGACATCATGTTCTGCCAGGACGACACGCTGATCGGTAAAGGCGCTGGTGGTAATGACCTAATCATCGTTACGAACCCGACGATTGAGGTTCCGGAAGCGCGTCACACCATTAACACCAATATTTTCTCCACGCTGGTACCTAACCAGCAGGCCGTCAACGTGATGTTCTGTGATATGGCAGCGCCGACGGAAATCCCGTCCCCTATGCCGGATGGCGGCCTGACCACGTTGTATACCATGCGCGCGACGCCGGGCTGGAACTTCCGCCCTGAGGGGATCACCCTGTTGTCTGCCAAATACGCATAAACGTTCACTCTGATAACGCGGGGAGCTAAATGCTCCCTTTTTTGTGGGAAAAATTTATGAAGCTCTACATCGCTAACTGCTCACGTCAGCCGCACACGTTCAACTACAAACTCCCCGAAAAAACGCAGTCGTTCGGTGTGACAATTCCGTCCGGACGTCAGCATATGATCGAAAATCAGTCCGATATTATCGACCACATCATCCGACAGCATGAGCCTTACGGATTCCAGCGTTGTGACAAGGTGGACAAGAATTTTTCCGGTATCTGCTATTCCATCGATAAACCTGTGAGCGTCGGTCGCATTGAGGATTGCGCGGAGCAGAAAACGGAAAATCTGGAATCCCTGTCAGAAGAAATTCTTGCAGCCAGCGCCGTATCGCTGAATAACGCAGTGGATCAGGCAGTGATTCAAAGTGGCGAAAAACCTCAACCGGGTGGTATTGAAATGGAAATCACCGGGGAAGCGATTAACACTGAACAGGAAAATCCGCCCAGCACAAAGCGAAATATTAAGGTTAAAAAATAATGACCTTGCGTCCGTCACTGGAGGGATTTATTCGCTTTGTTCGTGACGACATGAAAGTACCGGTTCACGCTATTGCTGACGATGATCCGACGCTGGAATGTTGCTTTCAGTCTGCGATGGAGCTAATCCCTCACGATCAGGGGCTGGAGCGTTTACCCATCATCTATGTGCGAACGGTTTATAACGCTGCCGCCTCATTTCTCCTGAATTTCGCTCCCGGCTCGTGGTTTGCCGACCTGAGAAAAAAACTCAACCTTGGGAAACTGGCTACCGGGCTTGTCAGCGCGGCAGCAGACCAGGGGACATCTGGTTCGATCACCATCAGCGACGCGCTGAGTAATCTGTCTTTGCTGGATTTGCAGATGTTACAGGATCCGTATGGACGACAGGTTGTTGCGGTGCTGATGCAGATGGGCACGGTATGGGGTTACACGCCATGAAACTTTGTTTTGGGGTTATCGACCAGCCGTATGACTACGGCGACGAACTGGGAAAAACCACGTTTGACGTGGCCTGTGACCTCGAGGAGCGATACGAAATTTTTACGCACTTCTGGGAAATGCATAAGGACGAGATTATCCAGGAGGCAGGTACTGAACTGGCGTACCAGTTGGTCAATCACTTCAAGTATAAGGCTCCGCTACCTGGCGAGCATTTTCTGGAAGGGACCGGGAAGATTTTCCATATATTTCTTGAAACCGAAGAAATGGCCGGAATGACGATCAACGGAAATCAGGTCCCAACCCAGGCTGCGTTACAGGGTGTTAACTCAAGGCTTAAGGACAAATATACCGGGGAGCGGCGCCCGTCATTCATAGATGGTGGCCTGTTTAAGGGCAGCTTTATAGCGTGGATAGATAACAATGCCGAGTCTTGAAGAATTAGCCGAACAGCACAGTTCGCAGCTCTCGTCCGTTCTTAAATCCGCAGTTGAAACCATCTCGTCAGACCAGGAAATCACGTTCAGGCTCTATGTCCGGCAGGTTCTGCCGCTGGATGGTTTTGTCTATTGGGTTAATGCGGAAATCATCAGTTGCGATGAACTGTGTCGTCTGAATATTGAGTCACCAACTCGTCTGAAAATCAAAGGCAGCCTGCATCGTCAGGTTATTGCGATTCAGGACGAGTCTGTCTCGAAGGATGTGAACAACATTATTTTCACGCCTGTTCAGCAGGTTGATGATTTTAATGTGGAAAATCCCGATGCGATCTATCTCGGTGAGTACGGCGGCGTCCAGTTCGCTTTTTCTCGAATGGAGAGCCGCTATCAGCAGTCGGGTATTTTTCATTATCGCGGCATGGCGATTTTGCCAACCATGCGTTCCCAGATTATCGACTGTGAGGAGGATATCAGCGACGAGCAGATCATATCCAACAGCATCCCGATCTGGCTGCAAATGAAAGATGCCGCGACCGTGTATCCGTCTTACCTGGTACCGCAGAACCTTCGCCCTCCGTATATCGCGGTGGATGTTCGCAACAGTATTCCTTTGCAGGTGGCTCCCGTTGTTTTCGGTGGTGAGCGATTCCAGCTCGTCCAGGATTCGGTTCGCCTGACGCTTTACGGATTCAGCAACAAAATGGCGCTGGATCTTGTCGACTCGGTGGTGAACAGGGCGCTGGAGGAGGAAAAGTTTGGTGTAACCAATATTCCGGTGGTTCAGGACGCAAAGTCGGGACAGGTTGAAATCAACGCTCTGGCGAAGAAAAAGATTGTCGATTTTGACGTGAATTACTACCAGAGCACCGCCCGGGAAATATCCCGGCAGTTGATTGAAAAAGTCATTTGTAAATATGAGGTTAAATAATGGGGTTTAATATCGTCACGGTGAATGTGTCCCAGACCATCGGGGCCATTCCCTCGAATTTGCAGCAGATGTCCGCTGTTCTCTCGTTTGGCTCCACGACTCATGAGCCGGGAAAGCCTGTATTACTCACCCGTAATCAGGATATTAACGATCTGGTAAGAAATCCGATTGCTGCGTTGTCGGCGGCTGCTGCAGGAAAATCTGCGGCAAACGTCACCGTTACGATGACGCTTCCGGAAGGGAGCAACATCCGACGCGAAAACAGTTCTGAGGTGAAAATTGTTGTTTCCGGGTGTTCGCCCGACGCGTGGAATGGCGAATATACTGCTACCGTCACGGATGAAAAAACACTGACCTGGACGATTGCTGATTCTCAGCTTTCCGGTTCGCCAGTGACACTGGGGCAGTTTTCCATTGTTGGCAGTGAAAATCTGGTGACGGCAGTAAACACGTTTTTTGCCCAGGGAAATTCAGTTGGGATTTACCTGCTGGAGCTGGGAGTACAGAAAGGTGGAGTCAGTAAGGAAATAGCTGCACTGAAAGCTTATATGGAAGATCCGCTCCTGCGTTTTTATGCGTATCTGGTGCCGCAGCCGTGGGATGGTGACGCAGAGTTTATCAGTCTGGCAAAACTCCACACCGCCAACGAAGCGATGCAGTATTTCTTCGTGCTGACGAAAACGCCGGACGACACGAATTACGTTTCGCCTTATGCCGGTATTAAGTCGGTTATTGCAACGGCGGATGATACGTACCCGGCGACAAACGCGGCAGCAGCCGTAATGTGGAACTATGTTTCCGCATCACCTTCAGAAATCAACAAGGTGCCGCCGATGGTATTTCGCTATCTACAGGCGGTAAACGCCCACAAGGGCAAAACTTCAATTCTGGTCACGATGACGAAGCAGAATATTAACTACGTCGACACGGGGGCTGAGGGGGGAATTTCCAACACGATTCTGGTGAAAGGCGTTACCAGTGACGGTAACGATATGACGTACTGGTATTCCGTGGACTGGGTGCAGATTAATGTTGATATGCAGCTCGCCAACACGGTGATCAACGGCAGCAATAACTCAATTAACCCGCTTTACTACAACCAGGACGGGATCGACCGTCTACAGCAGGTCGCACAGGCGGTGTTCAATACGGGCGTATCTTACGGCCTGGTCAACGGTCAGCCTGTCGTCGATGCAGTGCCTTTCCGCCAGTATATCAACACTAAGCCCAATGATTACGGTATCGGGCGTTATGCAGGCCTTTCGGCCTCCTATACGCCGATGCGCGGATTTGTCGAAATCATTTTTAACATCAATGTGACAATGCAGCTTTCGTGAGGGACTGAACCGTGCCTAATCCAATGCTCCCCGTTGGCACCCTTAACCGGGTTCGCGCCAGCGTTAAATTCACCTCCCATTCTGAACTGAATGTGTCCGCCTCTTTTCTGGCAAAAGAAGGCGTCGAATTGTCCTTTCAGGGCAATATCACGGAGTTTTTACCCGCTATGACGGGAGCCGTGCAGTCGCCGCAGCCATACATGATTTTACAGGCGCGTGTTCATCTGCTGCGTAGCCAGGCGCTGGGAAAACAATTCAAGGCGCAATGGGAAAAGAATGCCACGATCGGCGACGCAAAAGTGTATAGCGACAGCACGGTGTTCGGTGACTTCGATATCTATAACACGGCGATCACCAACGTGCAGGATATGACCTTCGCCGGGGGCGAGCCGGGTGTGGCCATCACCATTACTGGTACGTATTACATCAACTCTGAAATGTGGGATCTGGTATGAAAATCGCGCGAAATTTAAACCTGATTATTCCTGTCCGGACAGAAAAGGGTAATGGCTGGATCCATGCCACGCCGATCAGCAAAGAGGTGTTTAAAGAGCATTTCTTCATTCTGAGTAAAACTTTTTCTGCCATTTTTTCAGAAGGTCTTGGCGTCGTTGCGGGTCCGCGTATCGCTTTTTTGATGCTGGAGCGGATCTCGCGTGATTCTAATATCTGGGAAGGTGATAAAGGGGTCCGTAATACACTTGTTAATGAGGTCATTCGCCTGGCAAACCTTGTTTACCCAGTGGAGGGTAAAGGCTACGACACAATCCCTCTCGATATGGCGCTGGAGCGTGAAATCATTGATTTGGATGAAGTGGCGGGTGAGCTCATTTTTTTTACATGCGTCTCGTCGATAAATTCACCGGAGCAGGCGAAGGGGACTATGGATGTGGTCAATGGAGTATGGAGCACTCAATGCTCGTTATTGAATCTTACGGAATGGATCGCTTCATTGCCGACATTGAAATCAGCCGCCAGTTCTGGCGCGACGGCGAACACGTCATCAGCGACATCCTCGACTACTCAGCCGGAGCCGGATTCAGAGACATCTGTGCAGATTCCGGCCTAAATGTAAAAACAGCAGCTCAGTTTCGTGAGCTGCTCAAATTCAAAAATCCCGCAGGAGTATTGTGATGGCTGGTAACCAGATGCCAGTTCTGACGCTGGATGTTAATGAAGAACACCTCAGGCGGCTTGAGGCGATATTTGAAAAGTATCGCAACGGACTGATGATTGGCCCTGCCGGTACGCCGCTTAAAATACCTTCAAATACAGGTCCGGGAGGTGGCTCTTGGCAGACAACCACAGGCGGAGAAGCCAATCAGGCTCCCAGGAAACCATCTTCACCCGCGCCAGTTCTGGCTGCTTCCACTGATGGACGTTTAAGGGATGAAAAATGGCGCTTTGTTGGCAGCGGGAAAACACCTGATTCGCTGGTGAGCAACTATAAAGGTCGCGGCGAAACGATGTTTGATAAGTACCTCAGCGGGCTGGGGAAAAAAGCCAAACAGACGCTGAAAACTTACAAGCAGATCAATTCTACGCTACGGACGACCACTTCGAGATTAAACAACCTGTTTAAAACCACCGTATCGTGGGGGACAAAACTTGCGGTTATGGGCGTTGCCGGGCCGTTTGGCTTTGGCATGATGGCTCGTAATGTTGTAGAGAAACAGAAAAATGCTGATGAATTGCAGGCAACGCCAGGAGAGCTAAAGGCGGCAGAAAGCACTTATTCGCCTTATTTTTCCGGTGTTGGTAATTTGCTCAATACACTGGCAGCCGCGCAAAATGACACTCAGCATCCTGCCTACAACGGGCTAATTGGATTAGGGATAAATCCTAAAAAAGGGGCAGCAGAAAATCTTCCTGTATTGTTAGAAAGAGTTGCTGCTCTTGCAAAGGAGTATGAGGGAACCGGACTTACTCAGAGCATGCTCAGAGGTCGTGGCCTTGGATGGGTAAATTTTGGTATTGCTAACCAGTTAGTCAAATATCAGGACAAAATACCTGAACTCAACAAAGAGTTTTTATCGCGAGCTTCTCAGAATGACTCGTTGCTCACCTCTGGACATACAAGCCAGTATCAGAATCTTACCAGCAACTTAGAAAATAACTGGGATCAACTTACCAGCGGATTTCAGGGGGCAATGTCGGGTAACTCTGTACAGCTAATTAGAATATCTAATGGTGTAAAGAATGCTGGTCTAAATTTCCTTAACGGTGAGAACTTTAAAAGAATTTTGACTGATGTTGAAACAGGTCTGGATAAACTTGGTAAGTATGTAAATGGCCCGCATTTTAATAACGACCTGAATAATTTTGCCGAAAATGTTGCAAAGGTTGTTAAGGCACTTAGCGGGTTTGTTGGTTTTGCGGTTGAACATCCCTGGCTTTTTGGGGCCGCAGTACTTGCTGGACCATCGAGAGTTGGTGCTGTGGCAGCCACAACGACCGGAGTTGCCGCCCGTGTTGTTGGTGGAAGTCTTCTTGGGGCTACAGCCGGAACAGTAGCTGGATTGGCTATTCCTACAAATGACACACCTACCACCAGTGAGGAAATGAAAGGGCTGGAGGGGCGTTTCAACTTTGATTATTTTAACGAAGTGCAGGAGTGGCAAAAAAACAATCCGGGTAAGGTCTGGCCTGGAGGATTGCAGGGATTTTCAAATCAAGTAAACAGATCTGCATATTTATCCAGAGGGATCAGGAATAACAATCCCGGAAATCTTAATTTCGCAGGACAAAAAGGGGCTACCCTGGAATCGGGGCCAAATGCCCGTTTTGCCAGCTTCCCGACGATGCTGGAAGGCATTGCTGCCTTAGATCGGCAAGTAATGCTATACCTGAAACGCGGCAAAAATACGATTGATCAGATTATTGATATTTATGCCCCTTCATCTGATGGAAATAACACATCGTCCTATAAAAGCTATCTCTCTCAGTACACTGGATTAGGTGTTAAGGAGAAAATCGATGGTTCTAATTTTGAGATAATGAGAAAGCTAATTCAGGGCATTATTAACCATGAAAATGGGGACGCCGCTCGTGCAGTAAGTGGCGATGATGTGATGCGGGCGCTGGCAATGAACCGGGGGAAGGTATATTCACCAAATAATACTTCTCAGGTAATCAGGCTCGACGTTCAACAAAAACCAGGTTCCGACATACTGGCACAACTCGCCGGAATGCAACAAATACCGGGGTAAACCATGTCACTTAATTACTTTGGACAAGCTTTCAAACTGGCGTTTGAAGTATCGCCCATTCTTTTAGTTGATGGCATAGCGTCGAAAATTCCCGGCGGGGTGATGCCGATTGCTGTTTTGACCGAAGGCCTAAGCATTGTGAACGGTCTGCTGCATGGCGAGATTCGTACACGCTCGATGGCGGCATTTACCCCGATGGCGGGGACAACGTTGGTTCAGCAGGATATTTGCAACCTGAATTTCTATAACCAGGTAACGGCAGCGAATGCGACCGTCAAGAAGCCTAACCGGGTAGTCATGCAGATGATCCGTCCGGCATCAACGGAGGACGGTGGCTACATCACTAAGGGGATGACATTCACGGCGCTGAAAATGGCGCTCGATATGCATAACCAGTATGGCGGTTGTTACACCGTAATGACGCCATCTTTCATCTACACGCGCTGTCTGATGCGGTCGTTTATCGATACATCCGGTTTCTCTGAGCAGAACAAGCAGGTTCAGCACACCTGGCAGATTGAGTTTGAGCAACCATTGTCGTCTGTCGAACAAACGGTAAAAACGCTGGCGAGCGTTCTGGATAAATTTGATAAAGGGATGCCGTCAGACGGGGCGCTATCGTGGTCAGGTATTAAGAACCAGGTCGTGCAGGAGTTTGGTTTTGGCTTATGACAACGTTAATTCCTTTCAAACCTGACGGGCGAGGACCATTTCAGTTCACTGCCAGAATCGGAGAATATGAAACATTCGCCCGCGTTCCGTTTAATCTGTATGCAAATCGTTACTACCTGGAACTGAAAGACAGTTCAGGCGACGTGATTGTATACATGCCTTTGATCGCGTCACCTGACAGTTACGACATCAATCTGGCGCTGCCTTGCTCTCCGGGGAAACTTGTTTTTCGCGAAAGTACGAATCAGTTTGAGGTTTCGTAATGCGTTATTACCGACTGGAAATTATTAATCCTAAAACAGGCAAGCCGCCAGTGGATAGCAATGGAAAACCCATTGGACCTTTTGATACCAATGAAACACCAGGATGTGGGTTGCATGTTGAATTTGACTTTGAAGTAACCGGCCTGGATGTAGTCTGTTCGGGTACGATGCTGACGATCTATGGATTACCAATTGACATGCTGAAGCAAAGCGTAAGTTTGCAGGGTTGTCTGGTACGTATGAAAGCAGGCTTTGTTCAGGGGTTACCACTGGCAAATAAGGATCAACAGGGGGAGGTAATCTATGGTGAAATTTATCTGGCCTATGCCAACTGGATCGGCACGAACCAGACTTTAAACCTGGTAATAAATCCAAGCATACGCAAAACCGATGACGGTAACCCTTTTTCAATTGAGGGGCAGGGGGAAGCAGGGGAAAGGGTGGGTGATGTTTTAGTCCGCGCTTTGCAAAAAGCATATCCCAATAAACTTATTGATTGCACAGTCAGCGACAACCTGGTTTTGCCAGAGCCGTGGACGGGCAAATATACGGAGATTGGTTCGCTGGCTATGGTCGTAAAAAACGCCTCTATTGCGATGATGCGTAATGAAAGGTATAGCGGAATCGCCATCAGTATTCTTTCCGACAGAATACGAATCTACGATAACGCATCGGCAAAGTGGGGTGAGCCAAAAACAATTCATGCCCATGAACTGGTCGGGCAGCCGACATGGATAGCGCCGTTTACCGTCAGTTTCAAATGCCCTATGAGAGGCGATATCAGATGTGGTGATGTGGTTAAACTGCCGGAGGGGCTATATTCTGGCGCTGCGTCGATTGTGATGGCTAATACAACGGTACCCAGCGTTATCGCAAAAAATTCGACCACGTTCACCGGGAAATTTCTTGTGAAATCAGTCAGACACATTGGTTCGTATCTGACAGCCGATGGCGATGCCTGGGTGACGGTATTTGAGGCATATGCTGAGAACTGGGCGAGGGTGTAATGTCAAACGCTCAAAAATTACCGTTTCTCCGAACACTGTCGGAGATGATGACCAGTTCTGGTAACCAGCAAGCCGAGCTTAAAGGCCGCGAATTGCCCTGCCATGTTGTCGATATCTGCGGGCAAATAGTGACAGTTCAGTTTGATATGCTGCCGGAGGGGATCAACTTCCCGCAGATAACAATCCCTGTCGCCACATTCCCGTATATCCGTTACCCGATACAGCCGGGCGATCGAGGAGTAACAATTGCCGCTGATGTATCACTGCGCGGTGTGTCCGGATTGGGAACCGGTATGGCAACGCTTTCTTACTCGATGTCGCTCACTCCCCTGTTTTTCGTGCCATTGGCAAACAAGGAGTGGTCCGACGAAGATCCGCAAAAAATCGTTTTGTACGGTCCGGATGGCGCGATCCTCAAAACAGAGGACGGCAGTAGCTCGGTAATGGTGGCTCTGGAAGAAATCAGGCAAAAGTCGAAAGCTGTTTACCTCGAGGCCGAAGATATTTTCCTGAACGGGAAAATTCACCTCAATGGACCGATCGTCCAGGACAAAGCCCAGATGAAGGATACAACCGCTTCGCTGATTGGTCCTCTTAATGTCGAGATGGATGCAGTTATCAACGGCGTGAGCGTCAGCGGCCACAGCCACGATGTGACTGGTGTTCAAAGCGGCAGCAGCACGATTACGTCGAAGAAACCAAATCCTGGTTAATACCGGTTCATTTCACTTTAAATTCTGACCATAAAACGAAAACCCCGACTGTTGGCCCAGTCGGGGTTTTCTGTTTCTCACCTTGAATACGCAAGGGATGATTACGTATGTTTGGAGGTCTTCCGTGATTAATTTTAGCGGAGGAGACTGGATTGTGAAAGCCTTAAAATTAGTGGCAAAAAGCAATACCTTACGACGCATGTATTACACCGCTGCACTCGTAGCTTTAGCATTTGCCTTTTCACCAGTACTGACAGAGTTAGTTAAAGTGATGGGGGCACGATGAGAACATGGGGCCGCGTCACCGACGCGAACGGCAACAAAAAATGGGTTGCAGTAGAATCTGACGCCAACGGTGATTTCTCCTACGGCTGGCTGACGACGCTCATTCAGACGTTAAAGCTGGGATTGGGGGAGTCGCCGTTTTACGCGAATTACGGTATTCCTGCACAGCAGTGCATCGTGCAGCAGATTTACCCAGACTACTATGTGAACATGGTTCAGCAACAGTTTGCTGGGTATTTTGCATCACTGGCAATTTCAAAGGTAGATGGAGCAGATAACCCCACCTATAACATCGATGTTGTGTTTTTTAATGGGACCAGTTACCGGACGCAGGTGCCGGTATGAATCACAGTTTTATGATAAAACTTTTACCTTGGTTTGGAGTGCTGTAGAGAGATATTTTAGGGGGGCGAGTAATTTTCTAAGCTGGAGCATATTGACATATATTATTTCGGATTTGCAAAATACATATTGTTACCATGGAGGAGACAAGCATGGAAAATTTTGCAAATAAGTTAAAAATACACACAGAGCATGTTGCAAAAATGGGGGTGTTTTGTACAACTGAAGAAACGACAAAACAAGCACTCATTATGCCATTACTAGATATTCTTGGTTTTACTCCGTATGATCCAAGAAAAGTCAAAGCTGAGTATAGTGCTGACTTCCCCGGGGTTAAGGCTAATGAACGGGTTGATTACGCTTTATTTTGTCATGATGTTCCTGTGATGTTCATTGAGGCGAAATCGTTTTCAGAACAAATTGATAATCACTGCCCACAGCTATCAAGATATTTTAATTCAACACCGGAAGTTACTATATCAGCCATTACAAATGGTGTTGAATGGCGTTTTTTTACGGATTTGAAACAAAAAAACATAATGGATTCAACGCCGTTTTTAAAAATAAGAATGGATTCTCTAACTCACTCCGATATTACACAATTATTTCGTTTTCGTTATGATAAATTCAAACCAGAGGCTTTACGGACACTGGCTGAAGAAAGTGTTTATTTGAATTCATTTACTAAAACAATCAGTTCTAGTCTTCGTGAAGTTGATCTGGAGTTTGTTCGATATGTTGCTAGTCGTTCAAATATTGAGAGACAACTTAATCAGAGATTTCTTGAGTTCGTGACTCCATTAGTTAAACAGGCCGTTGAGCGCGCTGTTAGCGCAATGGTGGTTTCCGGGCTATCTACACAACCGGTAGAGCAAACTAAAGAAAATGATGCAACGGATACACAAGTTAATAACGCCATTGTTGATGAAGAAAACCCCAACATAATAACCACAGCCAAAGAATTGGAGCTATTTGAAAGGGTAAAACAAATCATACAAACAGAAGATAATATAGAATATAAAGATACTGAGTCATATTTTGGTGTGCTATTGAATGGTAAAACTAATAGATGGCTGTTAAGATTTTATGATAAAAAATCTTCATTTATAACTTTACCTATTTCGCTTAGTGAAGTTCAGTTGAATGAAATAAGACGAGCTCGACTTGATACGGATGGTAAAAGGATACATATAACTAATCCGGAAGATATACTTCGCATATCTGGTTTGATTCTGGATTCATACGAGTATGTTAAAAATGATGATAATTTCCGCCGAGGGTCCAGAGTGAGCAGTTTAGAAGAGGTTGAATAAGTAAAAAACCCGCGAAAGCGGGTTTTTTAATGGAGTAAATATGTCAGAAATACCAATTACTATGACCAGTGCGGGGGCGCAGCCTACGCCACCCAATGATTTGCTTGCAAATCTTATCATCAGAGTTGCTGAAAAAGTACCTGGATATACAGCCAACCTTCCGGCGGGGCTTATTACTGACCTTGCCAGCACGGCAGTCGGGGCGCTGGCATTAATAGACCAGGCGCGGGTGGACCTTATTAACTCCGTAAGCCCATACGGCGCAAATATTCCGTTACTGATGCAACTCGGAAACATTTATGGAGCACAGAAGGGATTAAGTACAAATACGGCGGTATACGTGGTATTTGAGGCGTTGCCGGGGTTTGGTATCCCTAAAGGATTTGTTGTCGGTGATGGCAACTACCAGTATGCAGTTTCCCGCGATACGGTGGTGCCGGAAAGTGGGCAGACTGAACCAGTCTACTGTGTGGCCACAACGTCAGGCTCATGGGCTGTACCGGAAGGGACTGTGACGCAGGTTATTACCTCAGTACCAAAAGACCAGCCTGTAAAATGCACGAACCTTACCGCAGGGATGCCAGGTCAGGAGGCGCAGACGTGGGCATCTTACCGCGCCGAAGTCATGGAGTCCGGTATGTTTGGTGTGCAGGGAACACCGGATTGCTATAAAGCGATGCTCAAATCAGTAAGCGGTGTGCGAGAAAACCTGATTTCTTTCCGGCAGTCGTCGCTGGGGAAATGGGTTGCGGTTGTTGGTGGCGGTGATCCGTATGATGTGGCTTATGCTATTTACAAATCTGTACCGGATATTTCGAAACTGACCAACGATGTTAGCAATCCATCTGGTGCGGCAGTGGAAAAACGCACGGTTTCAATAACCGTTTCGCCAGATGTTTATCAGGTGCCGTTCGTTATCCCGTCATCACAAAACGTCATGGTGCTAATCACCTGGAACACTGTATCTGATGATTATGTTGATCCGGCGGGTATTGCTATGGCTGTGCAGCAAAACGTTGCTGATTACATCAATTCTATTGAAGTCGGACACCCGATAAATCTGCTGCGAATCCAGGATATTTTTACCAGTTCCGTCAGATTGTTGGTTGATGCGACGTTGATCTCAACAATCAGTGTGAGCATTGGCATTAATGGCCATATTGTTCCTCCGGCAAAAGACACAAGCCTGGTTTATGGCGATACCTATTCCTATTTTTCGACGGTGGCATCACAGGTTCAAGTTAACAAGTATGCAATATCTGACTGAAAAAATTCTCCCTGCTTATCCGTTTGTGCAGTACAGAGATGATCCGAATGTTGTTGCGTTCTTTGATGCATACAATGAAATTGCTCAGGAATACCTCGATTCACTCAACAATCTGGCATTGCCATGCTGGACATCGGAATCAATAACCGGGCAATTGCTGGACTGGATTGCTCTCGGGATTTATGGCGTTGAAAGGCCTTTACTACAGGTTTCCGAGGAGGCTATTGCACGCGGCGCATACGATACCATTGAATACAATACAATCCCTTATGCGGCAATGCGGAATTATGTTCCGGGGCAGGCATCGTATGTTCCGGATGATTATTTCAAACGAATATTAACGTGGAATTTTTACAAGGCTGACGGTTCGCATTTCTGCATTGACTGGTTAAAGCGCCGTGTGGCGCGCTTTATTCATGGAAAAAACGGAATAGACCCGCCGTTGCAGCACACTTTTGATGTGAGCGTGACTGTATCGGACAGTGTTTTTTCTATTCAGATACCAGAATATGGTGATGGTATAGGCTATTTTCTGAAAGATGCCATTGACCAGAAATATGTAAAACTCCCTTTTATTTATTCCTATGCAACAACGGTGATTCAAAAATGATTCTTGGATTCGGCAATAACGTTGTTTCAGCACTGGCTGGTGATATTACGACGATTCAGACTGATATTCCGGTGATGCCGGGCACGGGAGCTAAATTTGCAAAATTGCTTTCTGCCGATTTTGAAAATAAATCGAACGGGCAACGCGTCTATGCAAAAATTACGCTTACCGATAATAAAGAGTCTGCATTTGAGATTTGTCACCTGGTATCGGTAAACGGTGACGTGCTGAAAGTCATTCGTGGGCAGGAAGGAACAACCGCGAAAGGTTGGTCCCTTAATGACGTAGTGGCTAACTTTGCCACGCGTGGATCGGAAAACTATTTCGTACAGATAGCGCAGCTTCAGAGCGGTCATTATATTGCGGGTGTTGCTGGTGGCACTGCAAACACACTGGCGCTGGAACTTCCCTCGACGTTTTTTGTTAATGAGGGTACAGATTGGACGCTACGAACCCCGATTATCGTCTTCCCCGTTCAGAACAATACCAACGCGGCGACACTTCAACTAACACTAGGCGGAAAGGTTCTTGGTACGTTCCCACTTTATAAGGGGAACAAGTCCGAGCTGGTAGCGAATGATATCATTAAGGGTATTCCTTTGATTTGCCTTCTTGATAGCGAGAAAAGCTATTTCAGCGTGATAAACCCCAGCAATATCTATTCAGATTTTGATCTGCGATATGTAAAAAAATCTGGTGATTTGATGACCGGGGAGCTGAAAATCCGTGGTGTTAATGCGCTGAGGATTTTCAACGACGCTTTTGGCCTTATTTTTCGTCGTTCGGAAGAGTGCCTGCACCTTATCCCTACCAGTGAAGGTCAGGGCGAGAATGGCGATATTGGTCCACTTCGCCCGTTCACTATTAATCTGCGGACTGGTGAAATATCCATGTCGCATAAAGTGTCTGTTGGCGGTGGTTCGCAGGTCAATGGTGCGCTGGGTATCGGCGTTCAGAACGCGCTGGGCGGAAACTCAATTGCTTTCGGGGATAACGATACAGGTATAAAACAAAACGGCGACGGCATTCTGGATGTTTATGCGAATGGACAGCATGTATTTCGTTTCCAGAATGGTGTGGCGATAGCGTTAAAAAATATTCAGGCCGGAAATGCTAAAAAATTCACGTTATCCAGCGCCAACAACTCCACGAAAAATGCAACGTTTAATTTATGGGGTAATTCATCCCGACCTGTAGTTGCAGAGCTTGGTGATGATTCCGGCTGGCATTTCTACAGCCAGAGAAATACCGATGGCAGTATCACATTCGCTGTAAACGGACAGATGGTTCCATCAAACTATGGAAATTTCGATGCCCGTTACCAGCAGCGAAATGGCGGCGTGCAGGATGTGCGTTATGGCTCCGAAATGTTTTATAACCCGGGAGGTAACGAAAAATCCTGGACATTTCGCTCACCTTCAGGCCACGGATTATCCGGTATTAATGTGCAGGATACCGGAAAAAATTCAGCAGATAACATCGGCGGCGTGTATTACCGACCGCTTCAGAAACTGATTAACGGCACCTGGTATAACGTGGCGAGTGTTTAACAATGTTGCATTTAAAAAATATTACTGCGGGTAATCCGAAAACCGCGGAACAATATCAGCTGACAAAACAGTATGATGTCACCTGGCTTTTTTCGGAAGACGGCAAAAACTGGTATGAAGAACAGAAGAACTTTGCCAGTGACACCATAAAAATGGTTTACACCGGAGACGGACGCGTGGTGTGGGTCGGTAAGGATGTGACAGGTATTGAACCCCGTAACGCCAGTGTTATTGAAGTTCCTGATATTACCGCTAATCGCCGTATTACCGTGCCTGGTTACTGGTTTTACCGCAATGATGAATTTGTTTTCGACTACAAACTTAAAGCAGAAGATGAACGCGATGCCCTGTTACAACAGGCCAGCATCATGACCAGCGAATGGGAAAAAGACCTGCTGCTGGGATTAATCAGCGACGAAGACAGGGAAAAGCTGAAAGCGTACCGCATTTACGCGAAATCGCTGCAGGCGATGGATTTCAGCACCGTCACTGATAAAGCCTCATATAACGCCATTGAATGGCCCGTCTCTCCGGAAGCCTCTTCCTGATTTAATTTATCGCGAGAAAAACTATGTCTGTAGTGATATCAGGTGCGCTGATTGATGGCGCAGGTATCTCCATGTCCGGATGCCACATTATTCTGAAATCCCGGGTAAACACCTCAGAGGTGGTGATGCGCACAGTTGCCGACGTGGTGACAGGAAACTGTGGCGAGTACTGTTTTGAGGCGCAGACCGGAAAATATTGCGTATATCTGAAACAGGGCTGGCGCGACGAGTACTGTGTTGGCGATATTGCTGTATACGACGACTCAAAGCCCGGCACGCTGAACGATTTTCTGACTGCCCTGGATGAAGGCGACCTCAAACCCGACGTGGTGAAACGATTTGAGGAAATGGTGGCGCAGGCGCAGCAGGGTGCCGAAACCGCAACAGAAAGCGAACGACAGGCAGGGCAACATGCAGATGCTGCCGCCCGGGCAAAAGAAGAGGTAAAAAAACTGGCGGAAGGTGTTCAGCAGAACGCCGACGCTGTTGCGGAGGGTAAACAACAGGCCGAAAATCTGGCCTCGCAGGTTGAGAATGCCGCCGCAGAGGTAAAAAAGGACGCTGAAGCTGCTAAACAGGCCGCATCCGGTGCAGAGCAGGCCAGAGCAGATATTGATACTGCGTTATCTGCGACACTGAAAACGGCGAATCGCCTGTCAGAGCTGGCTGATGAAGGTGAAGAGGCTCAGCAGGAATCCCGTGATAATCTTGGACTGAAAAGCGCTGCCACAATGATGCCACAGAGCGACATTCGTGACCGGACTGAAGGTCGTCTGGCGACACCTGGCGCATTTGGTTTTGGGCATATTTTTTTGCCCGCAGAGCGTATCCGTTTTAACACAGAGGATGATTTTCTGGCATGGGTAAGGAATGCGACGCCGGGTGAATATTTTGTTGAGGGTGGCAGTAAAATCATATCCGGAGGTGTGTTGTTTAACGGGGTGGTCAGAATCCGGTGGGTTGAGGCACGCAATAATCCACCGGAACCGCGATATACATCAAAGGCCATTATTTTCTACGGTATCAATGGCGATGTTTATTACAGCCGCTACTGGACAACAGGTAATGGTTATCTGACTGGCTGGGAAAATCTGAAAATTACCTCACAGGACATTATCTCTCTTTTGTCCGGTATTGCTCCCGGTACCACGGACGGCTGGTACGGTGCAGGCAGTCTTGTACTGGCGGCTTATAACGGTAAGGGAGATGCAGACACCGACCGCCGGATAAAGCGCGGTTACAGTTATCCGGGGTCACGCCTGAGTGCGGTTGAATTTATGTGTTACGGCACGACCGGTAGCAGGGTTGGATATAACGGCAGCGTTTCCGTATATGTGCGGGGTTCTGGTGGTGGTATGCCGGGGTCATATCGTGCACTGTCAGGCGATGAACTCGGGTCTGCCGGGTCAGCCAGTGTCATGATTGGTTTGTTCATACGTATTGCGTAGGTGTTTTATGGAAATAAAACGCATCGAAAATGCGCGTTATCTTGAAAATGGCGCGATTGACTGCGGGGTGTTGTTTGATGGCATGGATGAAGCGGTTCCGTATACGGCAACTGCCACGGATACAGCAGAAACCGGGCAGCGAGTCTGGCAGGAACTGCAAAGCGGGAGATGGGGTGAGATTACCCCGCTCACCGTCACGCCTGAACTTATCGCAGCGGCAAAAGATGCCAAAAAGATGGAAATCGAGGCGTGGCGCACAGAACAGGAAGCACTGCCGTTCACGTTCGAATGGAACGGTCGCACCTGGAACGCTGGCCCCGACTCAATGGCTCGTCTTTATCCGGTGGTGATGGCATCGAAATCAGACACAGCACGGGACGTCATGACGTGGGGTGATGCGGAAAATCAGCAGGTAAAGTTGTCAATGCAACAACTGGATGAGTTGCTTACTGCAATGGTTCTGGCGCAGGTTGATCGCAATGATGAAATTTATCGCCGTCAGCGTGAATTGAAAGAGGAACTGAGCAGTCTGGGGGATTTGAATTCGATTAGGAATTTTATAGTGGAATAACAGAAGCCGCGGCACGTCGTATGCAAGAACGTACCGCGGCTGGCTGATGGACGTTCGATAGCGCGAGTTTGAATGAAAATCAGCCGGAGGTGATTTTACATAATTGCTACGGAATTATTCAATACAGGAATTGCTTGTGTATGCATGGATTGATCTGAAATATTCCCGAAAATTTCTCTAAAAAACTCGAAAAAAATAGTAACTAATTGAATGTATTAATATGTAATGGTATGTGTTAGGGATTAAAAGATGAGCATGAATTTATTTAACACATTAATTCTAAAAGATTTTGTTGTTTGTTGACGAAAACAGGAATCGTGTTCGGTCTCTTTTTATCTGTTAAAAGCCAGAAGCATTTCCTTCGCTGACTTTATAGTCAACCATAACACACACTCTACTGTCTGAGTCCAGCGTTTTTTAACATTCTTGTTAAGATTATGTGATCTTTAGCGCGGGAGGAAAATATTGATGAAACAGCCTGCGCCCGTTTATCAGAGAATTGCGGGTCATCAATGGCGACATATCTGGCTTTCTGGCGATATACACGGTTGTCTTGAGCAGTTGCGCCGCAAATTATGGCATTGTGGTTTTGATCCGTGGCGAGATTTACTTATCTCAGTGGGAGACGTTATCGATCGTGGGCCGCAAAGTTTACGTTGCCTGCAGTTACTGGAACAACATTGGGTTCGTGCGGTAAGAGGCAATCATGAACAGATGGCGATGGATGCGCTGGCATCCCAGCAGATGTCTTTGTGGTTGATGAATGGCGGCGACTGGTTTATTGCGCTGGCAGATAATCAACAGAAACAAGCGAAAACGGCGCTGGAAAAATGTCAGCATTTGCCCTTTATTCTTGAAGTACACAGTCGTACCGGCAAACATGTTATTGCTCATGCCGATTATCCAGATGATGTTTATGAATGGCAAAAGGACGTTGATTTGCATCAGGTCTTGTGGAGCCGCTCGCGATTAGGTGAACGCCAAAAAGGGCAGGGAATTACAGGTGCTGATCATTTCTGGTTTGGTCATACACCGTTGCGACATCGCGTGGATATTGGCAACCTGCATTATATTGATACCGGTGCTGTCTTTGGGGGCGAACTGACTCTTGTGCAATTGCAATAATTAAAAATCACCATACTCCTGTGCTGGTCGCCAGAAACCATCTATAAAATCCTCAATCGGAAAACAACCGCCATGGCGGATCCGTTGATCGCTCATAGAATAAAGACACTGCTGTTCCGTGTTGTAGACATCCACAACAATATCTTCACAACCGCCATCCAGGTAGCAAACAAAAAGTACCAGCGCGAACATTTCATCCCCGAAGTGTGGTGCCGTACCGTTAAGTTTAGGAGAGATTTTACAACGGGGGAATAACCAGGACAAATAACCCGCCAT